TGGTACTTTGTCCTCAACTATTATTTTAATTCTGCTATTTCTTGGTACGTCGTATAATTTCATAATTTCTAATTTTAAATGTCTGTTGATCCTGTTGGTTCTGATTCTTCTTCTTCCATAATTTCCATAAACGCTTCGTAGGTACGCTGATTGAGATAAGTTAGACTGTTTTGCATGTAAGTAATTCTATTTTGTCCTGACTTAACTGACATTGTAACTTTTTGCATTACCTCAAACTTTAAAGCTTTGATTAATTGCTCAGCAGTATGTTCTCCTTCTAAAAGTATCGCATCAAATTTAACTTTACATGAATTCTTGTCTTTTCTAATTGCTCTAGTTCCTTTAAAGCTCTTACCTTTATACTTAAATGTATCTGTGCTAGGATATTCTTTCCACCACTCTTCAAAGTATGTGGACTTTGGTTTTTTCTTTACAAACTTTTTTTCCGTAGTGCTCTCATCTACAAACAATAATAGATCTTTACCCACTGTTGTAAGTTTTTCTTCATCTTTTGTTATAAGACCTTTTCTTATAAGTGATTGATAGATAGCAGCAAGACGCATGCTGTTCTCATAAAGAGGCACTACGTCATACTGGTTTTCTATTAATTTTAATAAGTATATTATGTCTAAGTTATAACTTTTTTTGATGAGCTCTTCGAACTTCTGTGGTGATATGTGTAACTTCATCCTTTAATGGTTTTATAACTTTAATAATAGCAGGCTTTCTATTTTTAGCCTCTTGACTTAGCCATTCTTGATATTCTAGTTCTATCAAGTACTGGCGTTCTGCAGCATACACTTTATCATTAGCGTACGCTGCATGTTCCCAGTCTTCGTTAATTAACCTAGACATTCTTTTTCTTGTTTTTAGATCCTTTAGGTCTTCCTGGTCCACGTTTAGCATTCTTACTACCTTTTGGTCTACCTCTTTTGGATTTCTTAACTGGTTTTTGAATTGGTTCAGCTCTAAATATTTCATAAGCTGTATACGCTAATCCTAACATTAAAATTACTACTACTACTACTGTTACTGTTTTCATTTTACTTGTTTTTATTTATTAATATTAATCTTTAATTCTTAATCCGTATTGGAGGTTAAACCACTCGAATGTTGTATTTGCTTTACTTGTATTAAACTTGAACACTTTCTTTAGAGCTTTTATAGAATATTTCCTAAACTCTATAGATTGATCTTTTGTCATTGTCCAGTTAAAATACCACTTATCATCATCAAGAGTATCCACTAATCGTTTTCCAACTATATCTAGTTGATACTCAATCAAATGTCTTGTAATGGTTGATCTATTTATTTTAGATTTTCTTTTCATTAGAATAAACTTATTTGATTAGGAGCAGCATAAGATTTTTTAATTCTTTTGCCTCCTGTTGTAATCTTAGTTATTAATTTTTCAGCTTTATTTATATAATATGTATAGTTTATATTATCTAACTTACTTGCGTTTGGTAAATAATTACAAACATGACACAACCATTCTCCAGCTTCAGCTTGTGAACGTTTAGCAGCTTTACTTGTAGACTCATCATTTCTAAGCTTGTAAATCTTTTCTCCATCATTAGATACATAGTATCTTATAAGTTTATTATATTTACTAGCCTCTCCTGTAATTATATTGATACCTTCATAATGAAAGTCTTTAGAAGCTTTCTTTCTAATGCAAAAGTCAAACAAGTTCTTATGTTTTTCTATAGTTTCCCTAACCGGAATGTTGTTTACATAATACTGTTCTAATGCAATAGGAACAATTCTAGCTGACTTGTTCTTGTGAAGTTCAAAGTCTGTAAGAAAGTCTCCTTTCTTTTTAACATAACCATTAGGCATAATAGCTATATAATCATTGACGGTTGAAAAGATTATCTTTTTGTAGTCTGTTCTTTCCAAAATATACTGTGTTGTCTCAGACCACTCTGCATTTATTTCATGCATTTTAGGTATTAGATCTTTCTTAACTCTTACAGTTACACCGTCTGTATTAGCAGAAATAATCTGAATGCCACTCATTTCATATAATTCAATAAGCATCATTAGACTAAGTTCACCAGTTATAGTAGTGAACATAGTTAACTGCCTATCATAAATCCATGATAGCATATCAGATGACTTTCCATAAACAGAATTTACTGCAAGCTTAAGAGCTCCAATAATACCTTTAGTTTTACCATCCTTTGCTCCAGTAGCTTTCAGTTCAAGTCTTTTCTCAAACATCTGCTTGTAGCCAAATAGAAACTCTTTTCCTAAATGTGCAGGATATTTTGCATTGTTAATAATAATTGCAGGATAATAACTAGCCACATCCCAATCAATAATTTCATATTCTTCATCTGCCTCAAAGACAGCTGGTTTATTTTCTGTATGTAACCCACCTCTCATAAAAGAATAAAGATTACCATAGAAATGAATATGTTCTTTAAAGTCATCTTGAAGACCAAGCTTCATACCTTTAATATTAATAAGAAACTTCTTTAGCTTTGTTGTTTTAAACTTAACATACGGTGCTATACAGTTTTTCATATCTATACTCTTTCTAAAGTATCCTTTTCTAGGAAGCTCTTTAATATCTATACCTTTCTCTTCACAGTAGTACTTCTTGATAATCTCATCACCAATTTTACTGTCAGAATAGTTAAGACATTCTATACCAAACTCTTCTTGTATGTTTAACCTTAACTGTATTTGATCATTACTTTTATACAACGGATGATCAGTGTCACCCACAGTAACCTTATAAAACTCATAAGTAGCATCTACATCATTAAAACAATACTGGAGCGTTAAGAACACCTCGTCCTTAGTCATGTTTGTTTTAGTATAATGTATAGGCATTTCTTCGATGTTCTCTAAGTCCATCTCAAACTCTAACCTCTTGAGACTAACACGTCTGTTCTTGTTATCGTAGTGATGTATCTTAAATAAATCTAACTGTTTCAGACTTAACTCATGTTCTCTATACTCTGGAAAAACATCATAATTAGCATCATGTATAACATCTTGAGCTTTCTGTGCTATCATTGCACATATTTCTAGACCAGTACCTTCATGCCAGTTTTCACAGTTTCTAAGTATCCATTCTACAACTTGAGCATCAAAACGTAAGTTATTATAACCCACCCAATATGATTCTTTGTATGTTTCAGTATATTTTACGAATGAATCTAGTTGATTTTGCCACTTGCTAACTGTAAAGCTTCTAGGTGTTTTACCAGGCTGCATACATACAACTATGAAGCATTCTTGCATAGTTTCTATGTCATATATAATTACATCTTTAATCATTTTGTTTGTTTTTATAGTCGTTATAGTCTAAATAGAACCCAATGCCTACAATTATATGCAAACCTACACTGCTTAGTAGTTCGTATAGGTCATGAAAATTATGTATAGACAGGTGAATATGACCTACTATCCAGAATGGTATAGCTAGCTGTTGGCTTATCCATCTAATTAGAAAGATTAATAGTTTCATAAAATATGTTTAAGTATGTTACAAAAGTAATGAATTTAGTTAGATTACCAAATAGAAAACCCACCACAATTCTTAAGAAACTTAATAAATTCCTTAATCAACCACAGAGGTGTACCGTGTGAAGGGTAATATACATTTCCATCATCACTAACGATACTAGTAAACATAATTGTACCATAAGGATAATCTTTGTTAAGTTTCTCTGCTGTCTCATCATCTATTAATCCCTGACTTCCTCTTTGGTTCCAAGAATTCATGTTACAATAAATTACATCCTCAGGATCTATTAAATTATCTTCTTGATCAACAACTTTTTCTAGTGCATCTGCTACAGCATTACACTCTTGCCAGTTATCTAACCCCATGCCATCATTACCCATCCATTCATCAAAGTTAAACTTAAGTTCATGTTGTTCTGCTGCATGTTTACATAACATAACTATCGGTCTCCAGGACCACCAATTACTTCTAAAGTAATAACCAGGGTTATTATGTTCCCATTTCTCTACTGCGTCCCAGTATTCTTTCTTTTGCTTATCAGTAACACTGTCATCATTGTAATCAATCTCAGGTTTCTTGCCTATTAACTTTGGCGCTTTGCCATAAATATCTACTCCCATAATTATTTGATTTTTTTATATGCTGCTAGCATTTGTTTCTCGTTTTTAACGTATTTATTATTTATCTTAAGCATCCATCTTTGAAATGCTTGTCTTCTTAGTATTTTATTTGCACCTGTTGCCATATTAAATAGTATCTTCCCAATAAGGGTCTGGTTCTTCTTGTTCGTTAAACTCTGCATGTTCTTTACAATCAGAGCATCTATCTGTGTCATACCATCTTGATGCGCCACAGCAATCACTTAGCTCTTCCATTAGTATCTGTAATCATTATTATCAAAGTCTTCCCAATCTTCTGGCCATAGAAGTTTGCCTATAAATTTTCCTAGCACTAACGCTATAGCTGCTAAGCCTAACCACATAATTGTTTCCATAATTCTAATTGTTTAAGTTTATTATTAAATTTCTATATCTTCGTCTTCATCATCTAGTAATCCACGTAAAATGACAAGGTTTTCTTCGTAAATAGGAAGAATTCTACCCTTCTCTAACTCATCATCATCTACAAGGATTTCAATGAGTCCATCAAAGTCTCTCATGACTATGTTCATTTCCTTGACTGTAAAGTCTTGTAGTTCTGTTTCATGCATAGGATGATCGAACCATCCTATTTCATCAGGTGTTGCTACAACCTTACCATCCTCATCTATTAAATAGGGATAAACAGGGAAACCATTGTTCATGTAAACTATTTCTGTGCTATGTTCAGCAATATTAAATCCAGAACTACTTAATGAAAACAACTCTAGATGTTCTTTTTCTTCACTACCAGGGTATAAATGATTCATAAATATCATTTCTTCGTTTAATTCATCTGCGTCATAATGACGAAAATGTAATTCAGTTGCTATCCACATTATATTCTCTTTTTAGGTGTTGGTGACATTAATTCATAAACACTGTATTGTGATGACAGTCTTAGTAATATGTGAAGCATTTCAGCTTCTTCTATTGTCCATTGTTCTTGACCGGCAATCTCAAACACTTTTACATGTGTTTTATTTATGTCTAGCTGCATACATAATTTATCATCACAATATAACATGTGACTTTCTTGTAAATCATTATTCATTACTAAGTAATCATAAGCATGTACATCATCTACTATGACTTGCTCTTTGTGAAGGTGTTTTAGTTCCATTTTTTAAGTTTTATTTAATAGTTCGTTTTTTATTTTTAATAACTTCGGCAGCAAACACTATTTAGTGACGAAGTATAGTTTTTCTAGAATAATCCATAGAGGTGATATTTAAGTTTTATTTCCTCACCTCGTTTTATATCTCTAATTGTTAAAAGATGTAGTGTTTCTTCTACAACTATTAACTGCACATTAGGATCTTCACTATGATTAATGAATCCACCTAATGGAGTTCTTATATAATTGTGCTCATAATTTTCATTACGCACATGAGTTATTCCTAAGTCAATACCTTTAAGAAGTTTTTTTCTAGCAAACACACCTAACCCATGTATTGAAGATTTTCTTATTGTAAGACTTTCTGGTAATGGTTTATACATCTTTTATTATTTTAATCATCTATAATATTGCTACTTCAACCCATCCTTTTTCTGAATAACTTATTTCTGCAACATAGCCATCATCTTTGAGTTCTTGTTCTAATTCTAATGCAGCTTCCCACAATTCTGGTTCAGGAATTTCATCATGTTCATTGTCATGACATATAGCACCTTGGCACTCGTAAAATTCATGTTCTTGATTCCACTCAAATCTCCAGTTGTCAATTGTTTTGTATTTTTCCATTTTATTTTTCTATTGATAATGTTATGTTATTCCACTTTCCTCCTTTTAATGATTGATCAACTAAAAAGTCTATTCTTTTAGTCCATCTTTTATTCATTCTGTCTTGTACTGTCCATAGCCCATCCATTGAACCTGCTCCTTGAACACAAACAACAGTTCCAAAAGTATATCCTAGAGGTTCTAAATCTCTGGACACAGCAATCCATCTATGACCTCCAGGATTATCTTTATCTATAACTTTGTTAGACGCTGTTATAAATGGTGTATCATCTGTTTGTCCAGGAACAGCATGATAAATTGTTGCTGTCACTGAAACTTTAAGTGTAAACAGTATTAGTATTAACGTTTTCATATTTCCATTTTATTTAAGATTAATGCTTCTATTTCTTCTATAGTCTCATAATGTAGAATACCAATGATATCTTGATCTCCACATAATATTATATGTGACTCAAACTCTGCAGGTGCTCCTGGGTAACCACTACCATCAGATGATACGTAAGTTATTTCTGATTCACCTGGACTGTAATAACCAGTAACAGTAAGTGCTACTTCTAAGTATTTTATATCTATACTAATTTTCATAATTATTTATCTTTAATTTCTACATACTTTCCTTCAACCTTATCAATGCTATAAACATCAAGATATCTATAAAGAGTTCGCTCAGTTATTTCTAACTTTTTAGCAGCATTAGCTTTATGTCCATCACATCTGTTCATAGCTTTGATAATAAGTATTATGTGTGCTTCTCTAATCGTCATTCATCAACTCTTCTAGCTCATCTATTGCCTCTTCTACAAAAACACTGTCCATATCATCTACATAGATAGTTACTGGTTTTTTAGATTTTGCACTGTCTTCAAAGTTGTACCTAATAAATTCTACCAAAGCATCACTTAAATCGCTATCATAGTAATTGACATTTTCATTTACGTGAATATTATTAATGTCACTTGTAGCTATATACACTGAATAGCCATCAGCTGTTGATTCTTCGTAAATGTAATAAGCGTGACTATTTGCCCACTCATCTGATATTGTAAACTTAAAATGTTTCTGTACTGCTTCTAGATTTTTCATGTTTTTTATTTTATTAGTTGTGTTATAATTAGTGACATTCCTATAATTGCTATCACTATTAGTACTATAAATTTACAGATTTCTTCTGTCTTTTGTTTACGTGCTTCAGACTCTTTTAGAGCCTTAACGTAATCTATTTTAAAATGTTTGTTCTTTTTTTTCATATCAGTATCCTATTTGTTCTAGAGCTTCATCTTTAGCTTCCACTGTGTAAATAGTGTTAGCAATGTTACACATGAATAACACTCCATATAGGAATGCAACTTTTCTAAATCTGTAAAACTCTACTGGTGTTAGTTTAATCTTTCTCATTTTGTATTTATTAATGGTTTAACTTATTTATTACTTCTATCCACTTATCACCTTGAGCAACTACTTGCTCATTATTAATGTCAAAGACATACCATCTATCAAAGACTTTAACCTTTGCTAATTGTACATCTATTTTTCTACTCTTCAATCTAAATCTTCCTTTGTTAGGTATAGTAACCCAACGCTTCTTATCATTCATTCTTTACTCTCTTTCAGAGCATCTTCAAGTCTTTGAAGTCTAAGTTTCTTTTCTTCTTGCCATTCCTCATAGCATTGTTGACATGTATGTACCTCATCACAGGTACAAGTTAGCTCAGGAGATATCTTATAGAGCTCCCAAGCAAATTGTGCATCTTCAAAGAACATAACCTAAACTATTTCTTTGACTTCAAATTCTTTTCCTTCTGAGTTGAATCTCTGAGAAAGGGCTTGCTTCATTATATAAGCTTGTCCACGATTAGTGAAAATACCCCATTTAGTATTATCAGATCCTTGGACGTAATGTGTATATTCAAACATAATCTTATTAGTACAATGCTCTTCAGCTTTAGAGCTCCCTAACTTAATATAAGCATAGAGAGAAAGTTATTAGGAGATAGTATAAGAATAGCATGTTAATGCTATATATATATTATAGGTGATGATTTGTATCACCGTGATAAATGTGGCAAATAGTATGGAGTGTGTACACTACCTCTCTTACATTCACACAAAACATATAGTTTTTGTTGTATAAGTAAGGCCCACACCTAAAGAAAGGCATCTTTCCCACCCTATATATAAAGAAGAGAGGTGTTACGCTCTCCTCTTTAAGGGTTTTGCTTAGAAAGCAAAGAGTTCATCAGACTCCAACGGTGCTGCGTACTCAACAACTTTCACGTCCTTAGCTTTAATCTCAATCACATTCTCTTCACCATCTGGCATTTGGATTTGCGCAACTGGCACAAACAACTGCTCCCCAGTTTCCTCGTCAAACATTTGCTCACCGTTAGCATCACGCTGAAAAGCTTTTGACTCAAAGATGTCAAAAGACATTAAGTTACCAATGTTAATCGACTTGTCACGCACACCTGCACTAACTTCCTTGGAACAAGTAACATTTGCTTCCAGTCCTTTTTCATTAACAAGAGTAACGTAAACACGCTTAGTTCCTTTTAAGTTCTTCTTGATGAACTTAATAGAACCGTTAGGTCCGATTGTTTCTGCAACATTTCCAATTACTACTCTTTCTACTGTGGTACGTGTACCAAACTTGATTAATTCACTACTCATAATCTTAGGTATTTAAATTTTTCGCATGTTCTATCAAAGGGGGGATACCCCCACCACGCTTTTTTTATGTGGGGTTTCAATAGGAAGGGGTCTCCTGTCGCACACATAAGGTGGGTGGGGCGTTTTTTAAAAAAAGTTTTTTGAAAATTTGGTAGTTAACCAAAAAATGTCATACCTTTGGTGGGTGGGTGGGTTATTAATAAACCTCTTATTTAGGTTCTTAGTAACTACTATATTATGAATGCTTATACATAATATAGCTTTTATAGAAAGATAATTAGGATAAGTCAATTATATTTTTTATATATTTGCATATAGTATAAAGACAATACAACTAAATAATGGAAGCACATAAATCAAAAGTAGTACAAAAGCTAGGAAAAGAGTATGATGACAAGTATAATCTTGCTCAAAAGTACTATGCATTACTATCAGCTTTAAACAATTTGAAACTTACAGAAAGAGAGTTACAACTTGTATCTTATACAGCAATCAAGGGTACAATTACTTATGCTAACGCACGTGCAGAGTTTTGTGAAATGTACAACACTACAACAGCCACTATAAACAACATAGTGAGTAAGCTAAAAAGAATGGGCATATTTATAAAAAAAGATGGAAAGATTAAAGTAAACCCTGTAATAGTTTTAGACTTTGATAAAAACATAACTCTACTGATAAAACTAAATCATGAAGAAGATAGACAAAACACGGACATCCTTGAGGCAACACATAATCAAGAAGATGGCAATAGGGATGGTGATCTCAGAGAAAGTAATTGATAGAGTGATAACACATCAGTTCAATTCCGCTGAAGACGCCACTAGAGATAAGAACAGTATCGAAATATCAGGGTTTGGAAAATTTGTTTTTAATCTAGCAAAAGCAAATAAAAAAATCGAAAAGCTTGAGATTGTTAAAGAGTCGTATATACGAATGCTAGCCGAAAACACATTGCCAGAAAAGAAACTGGATGTGATCAAGAGTAAACTAAGTAATCTAAATTTAACATTAAGTTCTATAAAACCAAAAGTACAAGATGAAACTTAACATATCACAAATTTACGAAGGGTGGAAAAACAATTTACTTCCTGCTTCAGACATGAAAGAAGAGATTGAAAGAATAAGTAAGGAAAGGTTAGATATATGTAAAAGTTGTCCTAATCATTCTAGTAATCATAAAACAGTGAGGCCAGATGAACATTGTGTTAGTTGCGGATGTACTTTGTCAGCTAAAACAAAATGCTTATCTTGCGAATGTCCTATTTTTAAATGGGTAGCTGTATTATCAGATGAACAACAAGATGTAATAGAAGATAAAAAGCTATGAGTAAAAAAGACAAAATGACAATGCGTAAGGTTTCTCTCATATCATTAATAGATTTACTAAAACAAATCTATGATGAAGGAGCTGATTACATAGACATAGAAGGAGAGCAAACTGACGGTGAAGAAGATATGTTAAAGATTACAGTTAGACCTGAATACTTTACAGAAATCGAAAGTAATGAAGATGATCCAGATTATGTTGTAACAGAAATGGATTATGAGGAAGAGATCAACCCTATAAAAGAGGATGATGATATAAACGATTTAATATAAACCAATGTACATAAAGCAAATTATAGAAACCATAAACTTACTAAAGGTGAATCACCCTAAGATTAGTATAGGAAAACATATTGCTACAGCTCTTGATGGAGAAAATATATGGAGCTTAACAGATAAAGAATTTGCTTCATTACTTGATGATTATCAATCTCAATTAGATGCAGTGGAAGTGTTCGATGAAAACTTTGACGTAGATAAAATAATTGAAGATAGTATGGATTTGACTATAGATGGTCCAGATGAGCTGTACTAATAACAATGATCTAGTCTTTATATATTGGGAAGACGGATGGAATCAAGAAGAAAATGGCAGTAAAACAAACTACATACATAAATGCAGAATTAGACTGGGCTGAAGGACAATTAGTCCAATGGAAAGCTTATGTTGATGCAAACCCATTACCTACTCTTAAGGATAGAATAGAATTTAAACAAACCGCAAACGGTGGTAGCATTCCTATGGTTGTAGCTTCTATTGAAGCACAAGGTAAGTTTATTCAAGACACAATGAAAAACTATTTAGCCCTACTAGGTCAAGTTGATTCGTTACGTGAAAAAGAAGAAAAGAAAAAAGTAGAAACTAGAGGTGGAGCAACATTAGGTAGTATGGCTGAAGACTTTCTAAAACAAAGAGATTAAGTATGAAACTTCATAATATTCAACATAGTGAATGGTTCATTAATCAAAAACGTATTCCAGATAAAGACTCAGTAGACCATAAAGCTTTCTTTGATCTTCAAAAAGAGCTATGTATGAATGGGTGCATGATGAATGGGGTGTATATAAATCCATTTTTGTACTGGCACTTAAATGTTTGGCACACAGAAGTAGATACTATAGATGACTATGGTAGAATTAATCAGAAGTATGCAAACCCATTACTTAGAGATAACGAATGGCTTGTAACTAATGAGATAGATAGAGCACATAAAGAAAAGAAAGGACTGGTAATACTAGGAATCAGACGTTTTGCAAAGTCTGTTATAGAAGCTAGTTACATTGGACATGGTGCAACCTTTGATGAGAATTCACAAAACATTATAGCAGGTTTGAATGCGCCTGATATAAAACTAATTACAGATAAGATAGATAAAGGATTAAACTTTCTTCCTAAAGAGTGGAGATGGCAGAGAGTAGAAGATAACTGGAAAAATCAAGTTACACTAGGTATAAAAACTAAAGGTGGAACAAGAATTCCATTCTCACAAATCCTTATACGTAACTTAGACGGAGGTAATAACGAAGAAGCTATTGCAGGTACAAAACCTAGAAGACTTATTATCGATGAGATAGGTAAGGGTAGTTTTCTACGTGGACTACAAGCTGCAATTCCAGGATTCACAACACCTTTTGGTTGGGGATGTTCACCTATATTAACAGGTACAGGTGGTGACATGAAAATGTTTATGGATGCAAAAAGTTTAATGTTTGACGTAGATAATTTTAATTTTCTTACGTACAACAATGCAAAAGATGATAAGCGTATTCACGGTTTGTTCATCTCTAATAAGTATAGAATGGAAGCCAAGGAAGAATCTTCTCTTGGTAAGTTTTTAGAAAAAGAAAAAACTTCTCCACTACATGAGGTACCTATGATGGTATCGAATCAAGAGTTAGCTGACAAGGTGACTAATGATAACTTAGAAAGATTAAAAAAAGCTGGTGATAGAGTTGCCTTCTTAAAAGAAAAGATGTACTACCCTCAAGAGGTAGATGACATATTCTTAAATGAGGATACAAACATCTTTGACATAGAAGCTGCTAAGAGGCAGAAGTATAGAATTAATGAACAAGAAAGAACAGGAGTGCCGGTAATATTGTACGATGATGGAGAAGGTGTAAAGCATGATTTTACTGATAAGTTACCAATAACTAATTTTCCATTAAAACAAACAGATCTAAAGGATGCACCTGTTGTTATATATGAATTTCCTATAGAAAATCCTCCATATGGTTTATATGTTGCAGGTATTGACCCTTATAGACAAGGTAAATCAGCATATAGTACATCGTTAGGTTCTATATACATATATAAACGTATGCATGCCATAGCTGGTGAGAAGTACCAAGATATGTTTGTTGCAAGCTATTGTGCTCGTCCTGAAAAGAAAGAAACATGGGATGAACAAGCTAGGTTGCTAATTAAGTATTTTAATGCAAGAGCCTTGTGTGAAAATGATGAAATATCTTTTATTGACTATATGATTAGTAAAGGAGATGCTCATTATTTAGAAAGACAACCGGAATGGTTAAAAGAAATAGTACCAAACACTACGGTTAGGCGTGATTATGGTATACATAGATCTTCAGAAAAAGTAAGGGACTTCCTGCACGGATGTCTTAAGAAATATACGGAAGATGTTATACATACTGAACTTGATGATGAAGGGGAAGTAATCTCATCAGTAAAAGGTATGTCTAAAATATTAGATCCTGTATTACTAGAAGAGATGATACAATATAATGAGACTGGTAACTTTGATAGAATTATTGCAGCTGAGTTAGCAATAGGATTAGCAATGAAACTAGATCCAATGATAGGTAGGGTTGGGGCAAAGGAAGATGAGAGAATAACCTCACTTTACAAAACAAATAAAAAAAATATTCTTTTTACCGAGTCACGAGGGCTTTTTGGAAGGAAAAAAAATAAACTTTTTTCATAATGGCAATTATAAGATATACAAAAGATGCATCTATAAGGTATGCGTACCTTAACATCTTTCCTGATCAGTTTAAAACTGAAAAACAAAAAAAAGATGATAGTTGGGTTAAAAACACTATGGATTACTTTGCAAATCAATCATATGCAATGTATGTTAGAAATAGAGACACCTTTGTAAAGAACTATGATTTAATGAAAGGTGTTCTCCGTAGAGAAGACTTTTATCAAGAACCAGAAGTAAGAAGTTTCACTGATCAACTTACTACAGATATAGATTTACCAGCATACGTTAAAATGTATTCTATAGTAACTACACCTGTTAACGAATTAGTCGGAGAGATATCTAAACGTCCAGACTCATTTAGAGTTAAGGCTTTTGATGATGATAGTCAAGCAGAAGAGTTACAATTTAAAACAGACACATTACAGAAATATGTAATAACTAAAGTAAAAGAACAAGTAGTGGCAAAAGCTGCTATGGCTGGTGAAGAAATATCAGAAGAAGATATTGAAAAGATAACCTTTGAACAAGTTAAGGATCAATTAGATAGTTATACATCTGTTGCAGAAAAATGGGCTAATCATGTATTAACTGCTCAAAAAGCAGATTTTAACATTAAAGAAAAGTCAGAAGAAGCATTTAGAGATCTCCTTATATCTGCAAGACAGTTCTATCATATCTATGAAGACAATTCTAGATTAGGATATAACATTGAGGTTTGTAACCCTAAGAACACTTGGTTCTTAACTACTCCTGATAAGAAATATATATCTGACCCTACAGGAAGAAAACAGGGAGCTTATGCTGCTGGTACTGTACAAGTTATGGAACTTTCAGAAATAATTGAAGCTATTCCAGAATTAACAAAAGAAGAAATAGATCACTTAAGAACTTCACTACAGGATTACGGATTAATAAATGCTAGAGAATCTAATTTAGATAATCCTGGTGTAACTCCAGGTAATGATTCTATTACATACGACACGTATGATCCATTGGTTTTACAAACACGTATGATTATTGAATCAGAAATGAAAGAGAACGATGATGGTTTAAGAGACTTTCTTGGATTAACGAACAATGTATCTTCTTTTGGATATAAGTATGTTGTAATAAGGTCTTATTGGGTTTCTAAAAAGAAGATAGGTAAGTTAATATATATAGATGAGTTAGGTAACGAACAGTCTGTGCTAGTAGATGAAGACTATAAGTCAGGAACAATGCCTACACAACAGTCATTAGAGTGGGGTTGGATTAATCAATGGTATCAAGGAATTAAAATTGGTCCAGACATCTATCATGTTAGACCTTATAAGCTTTTAGATTACTGCCCAATCATTGGTACAGTTTATGAGCAAAAGAACACAGAGGCAAAATCATTAGTAGATTTAATGAAACCTTTCCAAACTATATATAATGTTTGTATGAATCAATTATACAAATTATTAGAGAAGGAAGTTGGTAAGGTACAATTAATGTCACTAAGACATATCCCAGTTCCTAAAGACGGAGATGCACAAGATGCTATTGACATCTGGGAAATGGAAGCACGTAATAGAGGAGTGGTATTTGTAGATGATAGTCCAGAGAATTTAAAAGCTCCAAGTTCATTTAATCAATTTAGTTCATTAGATCTTACACGTACACAGGAAATACAATCACGATATACCTTAGCTCAGCAAATGAAGATTGAATGTTGGGAACTTATAGGTATGTCTAAACAGCGTATGGGTACTGTAGCTGCATCAGAAACAGCCACAGGTACAAATACAGCAATGCAACAAAGCTACTCTCAAACAGAGCCTCTATTTGTTGCACATGAATATGTTCAAGGGCAGTTATATCAAGCAATTGTAGATGCTGCTTTATATACTGAAAGCCATAAACCACAATCTACATTATCATATATAACTAATGAAGGAGAATCTGCATTTGTACAAGTAAATGGAAGTGACCTATCGTTACGTGACCTTCAGGTATTTTTAACTAATAGACCAGAAGACACTCAAATGTTTAATGAACTTAGACAATTGTCTCAAGCTATTATACAAAATGGTGGTACATTATATGATGTAATTGAATTATATAGTACTAAATCAATGAGAGAAATGAAAAAGACTTTCAAAGATCTTAGAGATAAACAAGAACAGCAACAACAAAAACAGATTCAACTTCAAGAACAACAACAGCAAGCTCAGCAGCAACAAGCTCAAGCAGCCCTAGAACAAGCTGAAAGAATGAAGATGGAAGAACAAGTTAACGAAGATAGACAGAATGATCTGGACAGAGTTAATAAAAAAGAAGTTGCTCTTATTAATGCTATGGCTAAAGGAACAGAAGTTGGGGCAGATATGGATAATTCAGGTGCCCCTGATATTGTAGAACTTTCTAAATTAGAAGCTGAGACTAATAAAGCTAATAAAGAATATAAAGGAAAGATGGCAGAAATTGATAATAGAAATTCTTTAGCACAACAAAAGTTACAATTGGAAAGAGATAAAATAAAATTAGCTCGTGAAAATCAGGCTAATGATCTAGCTGTAGCAAAACAAAACGCAAAAGGTCGAAATAAATAAGTAAATAATTACATTCATTATAGCACGAAAATAGTTAATGCTATATTATCTCGAATATTTATAAAAATACATAAATAAAGTTTTGTAAATCAATATGACTGAATTAACTTTACAGTCATACAAGTAAAAAACCAAGTTTTAATAAAAAAAATAACTACATATGTCTGATAATTTACAGCCACAAGGTAACTTTGGCATCCAAGATACCGTAAATATGGGATCTGGAGATGCACAATTGCTAAATGATTTAATGGCTCCAGAAACTGCAAGTGGCAGTCCTGAGACCGTTGAACCAATAATAAAAGAAACTGAAGATGTTATACCAGCTACACAGGCACCGAAAGGTAAGGATATTATTCCTCCTAAAAGTGTAGATGGAAAAACAGATGAAGAAAAGCAAACAGGGGAATCTCTTATTTCTGATTTTTTAAGTAATGATCCTGATGCAATTGAGGAAGAAGAAGTTGAAATTGATATACCTGAAGTCGAAGAACCTAAAGATGTTCTTGATGAAGTGGTAAACGATGAAGAAGCTGAAGTTGGTTCTGCAAACTTTGAAGCACTATCAAAAGATCTATTTGATCTAGGGGTGTTTAATAAAGAAGAAGGAGAAGAAGTAAGCATTGAAACTCCTGAAGATTTTTTAGCTCGATTTGAATCTGAAAAGAAAAAAGGAGCACAAAGTTTAGTCCAAGACTTTATAGGTCAATTTGGAGAAGATTATCAAAATGCATTTGAGTCCATCTTTGTAAAAGGTGTAGATCCAAAAGAATACTTTGGAGCATATAACCAGATAGTAAATTTCTCTGAAATGGATCTATCCAAAGAAAACAATCAAAAGCAAGTAATGCGTGAAGCACTTCTTGCACAAGGATTTGAAAAAGAAGACATAGGTAAAGAAATAGAGAGATTAGAAAATTACGGTGATCTCGAAACAGTATCTACTAGACATCATAAGGTGCTAGTAAAAAAGGAAGCTGCAAAGCTTGCGAAACTAGAAGCAAAGTCACAACAAGAGTTACAAGCAAAATCTGATATTAAAAATCAGTATGTAACAAATGTACAGGCTATACTTTCTGATAAAGTGAAAAATAAAGAGTTTGATGGTATACCTATTAACTCTAATTTAGCTAACGAACTACAAGACTTCTTAATAACAGATAAGTGGAAAACACCTACTGGAGAAACACTGACTGACTTTGATCGTTCTATTTTAGATTTGAAAAGACCTGAGAACCATGAACAAAAAGTCAAAGTAGGTTTACTCCTTAAGATGTTAGAAAAAGATCCAACCTTATCAAGTATACAAAAAGCAGGCGTGACTAAAAAGTCAAACAAGCTATTTGGAGAAGTTGCGAGACAAGTTACTAAATCAAAAACAGTTGCTTCAACTAAAACAACGAGTAAACAGAAACCAAATTCATGGTTCATATAATAATTATTAATTAATAAAAAACGAATAAAATGGCAATTCAAACAATCCCAGGTTTAACTGGTTTTACTTATGCACGAGTAGCGTCTATGGATGCACGTGCTGTAGGTAAACTTACAGATTCAAACCACTTAGAGTCTTTTCACTCTACTGAGCCTGCAGATTATGATAAAAAGATTATCAGTCTGTATACTCAATCTTCATTGTATAGCAATGATTTCCTAGACATGATCAATAAGAGTACACCTTACTATATTGATACAAACAGTGATTCATGGAAATGGAACATTGCAGTACCTTACAAATTCCCAAAAATTATTGACATTCCTAAATCTACGCAAGATACTATTGCTGCTACAGGTAAAGTAGGAATCGATGGACAAGAGTTCGAATTAATATTGAGTTCTAACGAATTCTCTAAGAATGCGATTATTTCTGTTGGTACACGTCAGTACGGACCACGTTTTTACGTGATCAAAGATCCACAACCATGGAACATGGGATGGATATATAAATTTACACTTGTTAGTGATAACCCAACAGTAGATTTCGTTAATACTACATTTTTAACACAAGGTGTTGAATTAGAATTAGTAGATGCTGCAATTGGAGAATTCGATCAAGATTTATTAGGTCTTCCAAGATTAGGTGAAGAGATCACTATGTTTGAATCATTAGGTTCTGCATATGGATATGAGCACAAAATTACGGAATGGGCTGATGATAAAATGTTAAGAGACTCTTCTGGGAAACCATTAGATATTTTAGTATATGCACCACAACGACGTAATCAACTTCCTTTAAGAAGAGAAGATGTTAAGTGGGAGCCGTTCATTGAATTCTGGATGCGTAAATCTATGTTAGAATTAAAAGTTAAACGTATGATCTGGGCTTCTCCAGGTACAGTTAAGACTAATGGTTCTAAGCAAGAAGTAAAAAGAACTTCTGCTGGTGTATACCACAGAATGAGAAATAACGGAAACTTAGTACAATACAATAGAGGTGAATTCTCTGCAAACTTGATTCGTTCAGTATTTGGAGATTTATTCTACAGAAGAGTGGATGTTAAAGACCGTAGAGTTAAGATGTATACTAATGAGGCTGGATTCGATGTATTCCAACAAGCTCTTAAGAATGATGCACTTAATTCTGGACTTACTTTCATGGCAGATTCTGGAAACAGATATATGCAAGGTGAAGGACAGAATATCACTTATAACTTTGCATTTGACGCAATGGTTACAAGAGAAACAGGTCGTGTTGAATTGATTCACTTAAAAGAACTTGATTTACCACAAACTAATTTAGAATTTGGACAAAACATGAAATCTACTCCAGTATTTATGGTGTTTGATGTTTCTCCACTATCTGATGGTGCAATGGTAAACAATATCCGTGAAGTTCGTATGAAGGGTGCACCTTCTATGACATGGGGTTATATTGATGGTACTCGTTCCCACTTAGGCTTTGCAAAGTCTCAAGGAATGCAGTCTGCTAACAAATTCCCAGGTTATGAATTATGGATGAAAGATCGATGTGATGTATTCATTGAAGATTTATCAAGAACTGTACTTATAGAAGAAATTCCACAGTTCTAGTAACAATATCCGAGAAGTATCCCCTCACCCACACTGTCCCTCCTCAGAGGGGATAACTTTCTCAACAACCAGAGTGCTGAATTAACTTTCTACCTATTGAATTAGAGCACTCTACAAATAGTAATAAACCAAATAAATTAATTAAACTACATTATGGGTAAATTAGGAAAAATCTCTACGATTAAAAGAGAGTATAATGGTAATCAATTACAAACACTTCAAAGTGGCTTATCATCTCAAGGTATGACAAGAATTCCTGGAACAGGAGTTTTTAAATATCCTTATAAAGAATTAGATGGAAAATACAGAACAGGACTAGATCCTGATGCTGGTTATATTAAACGCATAGCAGATCCAACTGAAAGAGAACTTGAAATCGAAAGAGTTACTGCTCTTAGAGACAGGTTACAATCATCATTGGGTGATATAGATTTAGGACCAAGAGCTAAGTTCTGGAATTACGGACTGTCTCAAGGAACTAATGATGATCTACATGTAAAATCTGTAAAACTTTTAGATGGTGATAATTTTTATGACTTAAGTGTTCCTATTCAAGAAATTTGTTTTGCTTGGCTGAGAGTACATCCAACTATTGCATCTTCATACGGTGCATGGCAAAGAGGAGAATTTCCAGCTGATACACAGTTTTATGTTGTAAATGATGAAATTGAAAATCAACTTGTTTATAAAAAGAAACAGTCTATCAACAAAGCAATTGTTAAGTTTGATGGAATGAGTCCAGAGAAGAAAAGAAAAGTCGGAAGGCTATTAGGACTTCCTGTAACAAACGAATCTAAAGAAGAAGTGGTTTACAATTTAGTAGACAACATGTTAAAAGAAACCGAAATGAAAGGTGGAACATTCCAAGGATTAAATCCTATAGAAGTATTTAACAGATTTGCTGACATGAAAGAAAATTTACTCCATATAAAAGATTTAATTAAACAAGCTATAACACACTCTATATATAGAATCAAACCAAGCGGTAAGGTTTATGAAGGAGAGTACGAAGTAGCAATGGACGAAGAAGAATTAGTAAAATATATGATTGACGAAGATAATCAAGATGACTTACTAGTACTTGAAAAGAAATTGAAATCTAAAAAACTAGCTTCTGTATAAGAAGTTAGTTTTAACAAACATAGTTAAATATGATACCAGTAGATAGTTTATTATATAAAATAGATCAAAAACTAAATAAACTATCAACTAACGAGCACCAACAGATTGCATTAGAAGACAAAATCTTAAGCTTGAATGAAGCTCAGATTAAGTTGATAAAACAAAAAGTTGATGGTTTTAGTGTCCCTAACCGATTAGGTTATGATGCTTTTAAAAAAAGGTATGAGGATTTACAGAATCTAGTTATAGATTTTACAAATCAACCACTTACGTTAGAGGAATCTAACAAAGAATTAAATCAATGGGATGCAGATCTTACTCTCCTAACACCTAAATACATGTTTTATGTAGATAGCTATGTGTTAGCAGACAAAGGTAGATGCAAAAATCGAAAGATATGGATTAATAAAGATCTAAGTAAACATGGAGATCTATCTATTTTACTTAACAATGATCATTATAAACCAAGTTTTGAATATCAGGAAACCTTAAATGGCATATCCTCTAATTCAATAAGCATTTACACGGATGGAACTTTTACTCCCACAACTATACAAGTAATGTACATGAGATATCCTGTCTATATAAATAAGGCAGGATACATTATGTTAGATGGAACACCATCGACAGATGTAAATTGCGAACTAGAACTATACTTAGAAGATGAAATTGTAGATTTAACAGTTCAGAATCTAGCTATGTATACAGAGAATGCTGCTGCGGTTCAAAGTGCACAATTCAGAATTCAAACAAATGAATAATTATAACCCTAAAAAAAAGAATAAATTATGAGTACATTCGCATTAACCACGTTATTCGTGGTGCCAGTAGGTCAGACAACTCTGCCTAGCACTGGTTCGACTCAAGACCTTACAAAAGGTCAAGTAGGATTTTTCAATAGCTCCTATGCTACAGTAAACGCTGGAACAATAGCTGCTTCTCCGTATTTCTACGTAGCACAAGGTAGAGAAAACACCTATTTACAAGGATCAAAAAGATCTGACAAAATTAAAGGATGCCCAACAGCTGGTGCTTCTTGCAACTCTAACGTTACAGAATGGTACAAAGCTTCTGGTTGTGATACTGCTGCTAACCAAATTACTGACGTTACAGACTTTAAAGTACAATGTGGTGAAATAGTAACATTAACACTACGTGCTTTTTCTAGTTATATTAATACTTTATACTTCAACGGATTTACACGTTCAGTAACCGTACAAGCTCCATGTTGTGAATGTGGAGGTGATGTATGTACTGATGTTGACACTAACGCATTAATCAACTCTTTAATTGCTAAGTTAAACCAAAGCGCTCCTGGAGATAATCCAGATAACGTATCTTTTAAAAGTTTCTTTACTTTTGAAAATGTTGGTGGAACAATACTAAGAATCCACGGTAAACCATTAACTAAATATGGACAACCATGTGACGTTGCTGCATTCCCATTTGAATATGATAGAATGTACTTCAACACATTTATATATGATGGACCAGCTACTACTGCTGATTTTATTGTTGCTGATTCTTGTAACATTGTTGCAACTTCTACCATAACTCAGACTTCTACATATCCTTCAGGACTTTCTGCTGAATGGAAACAAGCAGAAATTAATTACTATAGCTACCAAGCTGGGTATTTAAAATCTCTATATAGAATGGGTGGATACAACGAGAACTTTGAGTCTTATGTGACTGAAGGAACTGTATATGATAGCTACTATATTCGTTTTAATGAATATGATAAAGGAGCATACCAATGGGGTGACTATATCCATCAAGATTCTATCGTGATGATTGCTGTCCCAAATGAAGCGTCAGTTGCTGGTATTGCTACTGCTGTAGAGGCTGTCTTAGTTGGAGCTTTAGGGCCTGTTGTTGATAACAATGAGTGTATCACAACTACAACTACTACAACTGCTGCTTAATAAAAAAGTATATATAATACAATACTAACCTATAATACCAGAGGTGTGAGGATAATACTCAATCCTCTGGTATTTTTTTTAAATAAATTTATGGCAGCTAATTTTCAGTTAGATCTTATTGTTCCTCCAAGTTATAGTGTAAATCTACTTGCTGTTACAGATGCATCTGTCTATCCAGACAGCCCTCCTGTAGTATCAGCACCTAGTATTGAGATTCAAATTCCTGGATTTGGAACAAAGATAATCCCTTTTATACCTTTAGATACAAACATTTTTGCGTCAGATACCTTAGGCATTACTGAAGCTGGATGTAAACAACCTATTCCAGATGGAATTTACCATTTGAAATATTCGGTTGCACCTTCATATTTAAACTATGTTGAGAAAACAATTATGCGCATAGACAAACTTCAAGAGAAATTTGACAATGCATTTTTAAAACTTAACATGATGGAGTGTGCTAGTGAAATAAAAACACAGTCAAGTGTTACATTAAATACAATTAATTTCTTTATTCAAGGCTCTGTAGCAGCTGCTAACAATTGTGCTGAAAAGGAATCAACAACATTATATAATCAAGCTAGTAACATGCTTGATACATTTATAAAATCAAACTGTGGTTGTACAGGTAACAACTACACAATAAACTTTCATTAATTATGGCGCAATGTGCAGGATGTGGAGCTCAGGTGGGATGTGGTTGTAGACTAAGTAACGGTCTATGCAGCACCTGTCAGCCCAAAGTAAATAAAAAGTAAAGTAAAAAAGTAAGACATATGTTATCACCAAGACTAACGAATTGTAAAGAATGTGCAAACATTCCTGATTTACTTAGAAAAATAGATTGTAAATTAGCAGAGCTAGGAAACAACTTATACAACAATGTTGTATTTATGTTGAACAGACCTATTGCTGTTAGTCAGATTTCAGAACTGTTAGTATACAAACGTGTACTAACTTTTCGTTATTGTGATACACATTATGCATCAGGATGTCCGGAGGTAAGTACAGAAGATATTGCAAGCAAGGTTATTCGTCTTACTGCTGGTTGTGTTTCATTATGTAATGAACCTACAGTGTGTGAGATTACAACATGTGCTATAATTCCTTGTCCTAATCCAACAACAACAACTACAAGTACCTCTAGTACCAGCACTACTACAACCACTAGCACCACAGCAACACCAACCACCACCACTACTACAACGATAACCCCAGATTGTAGAATAGAAGGATGCTTTGATATTATAGCTTTATCTACTACAACTACTTCAACATCTTCAACATCTTCGACTACTACTACTAGTACAACTGTTGTACCGTTTGATTGTGCAGAGCCATTTAACTTAAGTTCTCCTGAAGCCTTTCCTAATGCTATCACTGGAAATGGAACTAAAGTATTGAGTAATGGAGTTTTGCTAACTACATCGTATACTCCAAATACGTTTAACCAACCTCCTATCTATGTAGCTGGCGTCCCAGGCACAACAGAAGTATGTAATGGAGCATATGTAACTTCTCAGTCTGGTGGACAAGGAACATTGTCAATGCGTGGAGGTTCAACTGTTGTAATGGACTTTAATCCTCCAATAAATGCTATAGCGCTTGTCACTCAGGGTTATGGTTCTAGTAAAGATCCATCAGCGCAAGAGACTGTGGTTATAACATCTACTGATGTAATTGTTGCTACTGAATTAACAGCATGTGGTGACTATGCAACAACACAAATAAGTCAAAATGAAATTAATTTAACTGGATCACAAGCTCTTTATCCAAACTATTCTGCAGGAGTTACAGCAATTTCACCAATTAGTGGAGGTATAAGTCAATTACAAATTACAATTAACCCACCTGCTGATGCATTAGCTGGTATTGGTTTTGATTTTTATGTATGTCCTGGCAGTAGTCCAATAACTACGACAACAACTAGCACGTCTAGTACAACTACTACTACAACAAGTAGTTCAACTAGTACAACTACTAGTACGACTACAATTGTACCAACAACAACTACAACTACAACAATTGCTGCATGTGTGGATTGTATTCCTAGTGATGTAACAATTGGAACACAAACCTGGAGTAAGTGTAATTTAAATGTTGATACATATTTAAATGGTGATCCAATTCCAGAAGTAACAGACCCAAGTGCTTGGGTAGGATTAACTACAGGAGCTTGGTGTTACCATAGCAATGATTCTGCAAATGAACCAACTTATGGAAAATTATATAATTGGTTTGCTGTTAATGATCCAAGAGGGTTAGCTCCTGCAGGTTATCATATTCCAACTAATGATGAACTAATTACATTAATTAATTATATTGACCCAGCTTCATCAGGAGGTGCAACTGTACCAAATAATGCAGGAGGTCCATTAAAAGAAGTACAATTCTGTCATTGGGATGCACCTAATACTGCAGCAACAAATAGTTCAGGTTTCACAGGTCTTCCAGGAGGTTTTCGTGAGCCTCTCTCTGGGGTGTTTGGTGGTATTAATGAGGGTGGTACATGGTGGAGTAGTACAGACGAGATAGTAGGGCCTGATGCTTTTGCTTTTAGTTTATACAATAATCAGACTTGGGCGTATAGAAATGACTGGAATCAAAATCACGGTTATTCAGTTCGTCTAATAAAAGATACAGGAACTACAACAACCACCACTTTAGCACCAACAACCACTACAACTAGTACATCTAGTACATCAACTACAACTAGTACAACAACTGTTGCTCCTACTACAACTAGTACAACAACTGTTGCTCCTACTACCACTACTACAACTACAGTGGTGGCACCAACAACAACTACAACCACAACGGTAACACCTACTACAACTACAACAACAACTATTACACCACTAGTTGGATGTCTAGAGTTTGACTATTTAAGTCTTATAGTTAGTAGCGATTGGATTCTAGATCCACCTACTGACTCTCTATTTGCTCGAGCAGATTATTTTACAGGACCAACTACAAACACAACAAGTTATACCAACTGGTCTCAAGTTCCAAATACCAACTATGATGTAGTATTTAATATAGGAGGAGTAGACTATACAGCAGTGTATCAATTTATCAATGTTGGAACTGGAGGAGTTACTGTTCCTTATGGTAAATTTAGTGTTAACAGTGTCAACTTCTCAGCTATGTCTACATTCCAATTTTCAAAGATAGATGCAAATGGTAATGACTTATCATCAATACTTTCTACCTTTGATCATACAACTGGAGATGGTTATAAAGTTACTGCATATGGAGATTGTACAACACCAACAACAACAACTACAACCACTGTAGCTCCAACAACAACAACTACAACCACCTTACCTGTTTTCCTTTGTACAGATCCACTACTAACAGTATCTTTACCTGATGGAATTGTAGGAGATCCACTGAATGGAAGTGTTGTATATGATGGACTCAATCTAGCTATAACTGGTTACACTTATGGTGGGGGTAATACAACTGTATATATTGCTGGAACAGTTGCTTATACGCTTGCATTTATTGTTCCTTCAGGATATAGTAACTCAGGATCTGCTACTGGTTGCGCTGTTGCAGCAACTGGTACAACACCAACAACTACAACTACAACAACTGTTGCTCCTACTACTACAACTACAACCACTAGTGCAAAAAGCTACGATATTAATTGGCAAGTTGATGGAGGAGGAAATGGATTTAAAGAAGCAGAATTACAATTATTTAAAAATGGAGCGAGTGTAGTAACTCAAGTTATTACTAATGGCACGCCTTCGGTACAAGGATTGTTTTCAAGTTCTAACGGTGATGTTATTAATGCTAAACTTACTACTAAGAACTTAACAAGTGAAGAGACTCAAGTGCAGAATAGTTTTTCATTGATAGGAGCAGGAGGTGGAGGTCTGCAAGAATTAGATACAGGTATACTACAACCACCTGCTGGTGGAGTCACAAATTCACTTGCGACTAGTTTTAGTACTGGATATACTCAACCTGGTGTTACTAATGGTCCTTTATTATTATTTAAAGTAAATCAAGAACAAATAGCATCATCTGAAATTACTATGTCGCTTACTAATAACGGTGCTAATTTTAACTTTGAAATAGAAGATAATGATCAGCCAGGTGATCCTGTAGTATTGAGTATACCAACAACTGGTCCACTTTGGAATGGTAATTATTATTATGACTTCTTAGTTGGTAGAGAATATACAGTTACATTTCCATATTCAAACAACGAAGTTGGAGGTGTATCTACTGAACTAGTTATAAGCGGTGGTGGAATGACACCATTTAGCGATCAGGTGGATAATCCTTCTGGTTCAGTAAACACTATAACCCATACATTTACAGTATTAAATGCTACATCAATAGTAATTGAAGCATTTGAATATTAATAACAAATAAAATAAAAAAATTATGTCAACACAAAATTGCTCAAATTGTTATAACGGATGCACTGAAATTACTTCAGACAGATGTGTTAAATATACAGGAGTAGATGTTCCTATTTTAGGAATACAGACTGGGGACTCTCTATCTTTTGTAGAGCAGGCTATTATAACTTTCTTAAGTTCTACAATTGATGGAACAGGAGTATTTCCTATAATACAACCAACTGATATATGTCCAATCGTAGAAGCTAACTTGCCAGTATGTGATCCGCTTTCTTTAAACAATTATCTTACAGGTATAGTTCAAACTATCTGTAACTTAAATGAACAAATACAACTTATAGAAGAAAGTGAACCAACCAGTGCATATGAGGTAGGATGTGTGTCAGGAGTAACAGATAACACTTCTACTCAAGATGTTTTACAACAAACTATAGTAAAGTTATGTGAAGTTGAGCAATCACTAAATACTTTCATTACAGATGTTACTACTAACTATGTAAGAATCGTTGATATAAATACATATATAGATAACTATTTTAACACTAACCCTACACAACAATTAATAAATAATAGAATGGTTCCATTCTCTGCTCAACCTTATTTTGGAGACTTGTCTCCATTTAGTCAGTCAGGAGCTGGTATAGGCGTTTGGGATAGAATCTTTTTATGTAATGGGCAAAATGGAACACCTGATCTTAGAGGAAGAGTACCAGTTGGTACTACTAGTGGAATGGGAGGAGCTTCGTTAGATTCTGCAGTTGACCCTAATGTAGCTGGAAACCCAACATATAATCTTAATACTCCTGTTGGAACTAACAGTGTTACATTAGGTATTACACAAATACCTTCACATACACATACAATTACCATTGGACCATCAACGCCTACAATAACCCCTACAGGAAAGGCAGCAGGACCTTACGTTGGTAATAATATTGGTGGAGGATTTAAAGGTGGGGATAATGACTTTAAAATGAGATCGTTTGTAGCAGATCCCCTTCCACCGCATTCACATTCTGCTACAATAAATGAGACAGGTGGAGGATTATCACATGATAATTTTCAACCTGGCCTTGGATCATATTATATAATTTACATACCTTAAAATAAAAACAAAATGGCATACTTACCTGTAAATCCTTGTTGCACAGATGTAGTTTCAAACACTCCTTGTGGATGTTCAAGCACTACAAGCAATAATCCTTGTGCAACTGGGGTACATTATTCAAAGTCTATTACATACAATGGACCTGTATTACCTTGTTCAAATGTGCAACCTTGTGATGATTTAAACATTGCTTTGTCTAAAATTGACGCAATTATTTGTACATTGGTAAACCAACAAGCAATCAATACATCTGAAATTGCTACTATAAAGCAGCAAGTAATAAGTATAAATCAAACATTAACAACTTGTTGTGACTCATAATGGAAGCAATCTTAACACTAAATACAGCAGGAAATAATACTGGATCTTTTAATCTGTTTTCAGACGTAGATGGATTTAGTGTTGCTTTTCAAACAAATGTAACTAAAACCCAGTTATTGAATGGGTATACAGCTGTGATGCCTGATTACACTACTATAGTAAAAGTAGCATCAGGTTCAGTTTGTAAAAATAGTATTGAGATAACACTAGAACAAACAACCACAACAACCACCACAATAACACCGTAGGACAATGACAATACTTATAACATTAACTTTAGCAGGCATAGATACAGGTCCATTTGATCTATATTCTGATGCAGATAATTATCAAAATGCATTTGAGACTAATGTTTCCAGACAAGATCTATTGAATGGTTACACTTCTAATAATGCCCCTGTTGGAACTACTACTGTTAGGTTAGATAGTACAAATCAGACTTGCGGTTCAGTGGATATATATTCTTGTGTTAGACCAAATTGTGATTTTACAGGAGAGATAATTTGTGATGTTACAACAACTACAACCAGTACATCTTCATCTTCAACTACAACTACTACTACTACATCAAGTGGACCTGGACCAATTACTTCACTATGTCTTTGGTCAACTCTTAACGAAGGAACCTCCGGAGAACTAGGAGTATATAATATAGACACCAATGTAGTAACTACAGTATTAGTTCCTAATGACTTTTTAGTAACCCAAGGTGTAACTAGACCTATATGTAGTACACAAAATAAACTTTGGTTAGCTAGTGAAACAGACCTTACCCAGAACAACTTTATAATTAGAGAATATGATGTAACTTTTACATCAGGTAATGTAGGTTTATCTTTTACAAGAGACATTACTGTTAGCACACAAGGTATCCTATCATACCCTGGTTATTCTAGAGTTGGTTCTGAATGTACGGCACTAACTGCTATTAATGATACAAGTATAATAATAGTTTTTGGTGGACCAACTGCTACTGTTATTTCACCAGATGTATGGGGTTTTACTATTGATATAAGTCAAACAGGTAATATTGCTAAAAATCTAACATCTAGTATTGGAAGAACTGTTAAACCTGTAATAAATACCTATGGTAAGGTTGTTTCAAACCCTAGACTACTATATCTTAATAACGGTGATGTTATTACTAGTATGAGGATGGATGGCGAAGTTGATGGTCCTTATAATGGGAATTATCTACAACAATACAACATTTCAAATAATGATCGTATAACTGGAACTATGAAGTTGCAGGATTTAGGCATTCCAGAATTTACCGTTAATTACACTTCTGAGAAATATATAGATATATTCTCAATAAATAGTAAATTATATGCTCTTCAACCAGAATTAAATAGAGTATATGAAATATCACAAACTCCTGACTACCAACAACAATCATCAAATCTTGTAGGTACAAATGTAAAAAGTTTATCTACAACTAGTGGTTGTGCAGATATTACCCTTTATGCAGAACCAGAATGTGAATCTACTACAATACCTAATATGTACGACCAAGCAGGAGATGTGTACATAGGTCCAGTACCGTTTACGTATGCAGGTGTGACTGTTATGGCTAGTAGTACACTTGCTGCTGGATCTAACGGAATTGTTGGTACTGGTGGAGGGGTGACACTATATAAGTTGTGCGCTTATACTGGACTAGTTATAGCCTATGACTTTGTTGTTCAAGGGTCCGTATTTGAAATTATACTAACGTTTGCTCAACCTGTAAATAATATTCCAATAACAGCTGCAGTACTAAATACCGTATTAACTGAAGAAGGTGAATTTAGTAATGGAGACATTTATCAAGTAGATACAAATACAGAAACTCCAACTCTTTCAATATCGACAGGTTATGGAGTTAAGGTTATTGGTAACCAGTTTGGAGGAATAGATTATTATAATAATGACAATAATGGAGAGTTTATTGTAACTTGTGAAACTGACTATACTATATTAACTTTATCAGGACAAGCTCCTACTGGTGGACCAGTTGGATTAGGATGTACTGTACCACCTCTAAATTGTAATAGAATATTTAGTGAACCTAGTCAAGGAAGAGACTGTGTTCCTGGAGTGTGTGCTCCTCAAAACAACTGGCCATCTTCAGGTCCTGAATATAAAAAGCTCTACTCACACAATGTTGCAACAGGAGTTTTAGAAGAAATACCATACCCAGCAGCAAGCGCTTTCACGACTCCTAACAGTGATGTTAGTGAAACTTATTTAATAAATCAACTACTGTTAACAAATGCAGAAAGTCTTACAACAAGTTTTAGATTTGCAAGATATAGATATAATGAGTCATCAACTGGGGTACCTCAAAACCTTGATTGGGACGGCATAGTTTATGAAATAGATAAAAATGATTTACCTGGTGTATTTAGTAATTTTATATATGGACTAAGTGCAATTAATGATGATGTAATAAGTCTTAATTACCAACGCACTACTGCAGGTGGTGGTGGTCACATGGTGGTTGAAGCACAATTTGTACCAGGATCTACAACATTAGCAATAACTGAAAAATTTACAATACCTGAGCCATTTAATGGAGGTAGTGAGAGTGTAGTAACTCTTAACGAAGATGGAACACCAAATAAATTTATAGCTTTACGATCAAACGAACCTGTGATAATTTCACAATTTGATTATGCTACAGGTAATTTTGAAGGTGATGTTGAATTATCTGCTCCAGGAAACCCTGAAAACTATAGAACTGGAGGAGACATGTGTGTAATTGGTGACTTCTTATATATTTCTATAAAAGATTTACCTAATAATAACACTGACTTATGGAAGGTTAGTTTCGATACACTAGAATGGAGCATTGCAGAGTCTGATGATAGTTATAATGGTGGAAGTTCAGGAAGTAAACCAAGCTGTAGAATAAGTAATGGATTTACATCATTTGATCCACCGCCATCTACTACAACTACTAGTACAACAACAGGGCTGCCAGCAGGAGTAAAAACAATATGGACTACATTTTCAGCCTACACATCCCCAATATAAATAAGCTATGGAAGGAAAAATAACAAAAGAAGTATCAAAAAAGATTAAGGAATTAGCTATTCAATATCCTCAAGCAGTTTCTATTGGTTTGGGTAAAAAAATAACTAATGGAGTTGATACTGGAGAATTTGCTATAGTTATATCTATACCAAAAAAGAAGAAACTTTCTGAACTTACATCTTCTGAAATAATAGTTGATAATGTAACTATAGAAAATGAAGGAGTGGTAAAAGTAGATATTATAGAAGAAACTATTATACAACATTTAGGATGTGACGCATTTTGTGGTAACACAGCAGCAGGTTCAAATAATGCAGCTAATAGAGCAACCAATCAACTGATGCAAGGAGGTATTTCCTTCTCTAGCAGAAATAATACAAAAACTGTAGGAACATTAGGAGGAATGGTAAAACATGTAGAAACTGGTACAACCGTAGGTTTAACTAATAATCATGTATCAATAAATGATGCTTTTTACACTTCAGATAGAGACATAAATAATCAATACTTAAATGATGCATTTCCAGTTAATCGTGTGTATCAAAATGGAGAAAATGGTCCTAACACTCCTGTTAGTAATAATATGGGAGTTAGTCTAAGGTATGTACCTATTCATAAAAAAAGTACAGGTATATGGAATCAAGTAGATGCAGCTATCTGTTCTATAGTTGAATCTAGATTTAATATAAATACTGCTTGGAATCAAATAGGGTTAGAATCTATATTAGGTAGTACTGCTCCACCTTTTGCTAGTACAGCTGAATTAGATTTATTATTAACTATCAATCCTCGTGTATATAGTTCTGGAAGAACAACTGGACCAAAAGGATTAATGCCTGAATGTCCTATGACAATATCAGCAGTTGATGCACTTGTTACCAGTATAGGATACCAAATGCAGAATCCTACACAAGCAAACTTAGCAGATGCTCAGAATAGTCCTTATTATGTAGTCTGTCAATTTGATAGAGCTATTAAGTTTGTAAAACCAAATAACGATACACCTGACAGTACAGTTCCAGGATGTATAAATCCTATATTTAGTGGAGATTCTGGATCTTTTCTTTTAGCAGAATTAAATGGGACTATTAAAATAATAGGACTTTGTTATGCAGGAAGTTCAAATAGTCAAGGTCAAGTAACCACAGGAATCGCCTGTAGGATAGATGATGTAGTACAACAATTAGGAATAGCTGCATATGATCCAGATGATGTATTAGCTGGAAGATTAGCTGACCCTGACAGTATAATATATATTACAGAACCAGGAACAAGTGATGATAAAATAAGATCTTGTAATTCCAAAACATACTGGCAAGCAGGTTTTACAGATACATTAGAAAATCAATGCGTATAATAAATTAAGATATGTTAATACAAATAAATATAACAATTCCTCCAACTGGCAGTGCTGGACCATTTGATTTATTTTCAGATGCAAATGCATACAGTTCTCCATTTCAAACACAAGTTCCAGCTACTGCTTTAGAAAATGGCTATGTGGTAACACTTCCTATAGGTGCAACTATTATTAGAGTGTGTTCTGTTGGTACGTGTGAAAACTGTATTGACTTACCAACTAATTGTCCAACTACAACTACAACATCTACTAGTTCAACAACAACAACTACAAGTACAAGTAGTACAACTACAACAACTACCACTGCACCTCCGCCATATGAATTTAACTTTGAGTTATATACACAAACTCCAGGTTATATAGGAACTGTAAATTTAGTAATAAATGTAGATGGTTCTCCTGTAACAAATACAACAATAACTAGTGGGGCTGATTTTGCATCTGGAACTATCAATGTACTAGAAGGTCAAGTTGTAACCGCAACTATTACTAACTCTAATGTAGGAACTTGGGATCTACGAAATATAGTTAGCAAAGACGGTAGCGCTTATCAACCTGAAGATGCTTGTGATGATTGTAATCAATTAATTACACCACTTTTTTCTTCATATACAATGGAGCCATTTAATACACTTTTTCAATTTGGAGGAAATATAATTGTTCCAACAACAACTACAACAACAAGTACAAGCACAAGTACAAGTACAAGTACAACAAGTACGACAAGTACAACTACTACTATAGCGTGTTGTTTAAACGGTCCAGTTGCAGTAATTGTTCCACTTACTACCACCACTACAACTTCCTCAGGAGGCTTTCTTGAGCCAGCTCAGATTTCATCACAAGGTGCAAACAGTAGCGGTGCAGCATGTGGTTTAAATATAAATACTAATATATGGGCAAGAACTGAAATTACAGGAGTAATTTCGCCAGGTGATTCCTTGTGGAATAATCCAACTGGAACTAGTCCTTATGTTGGAAATGATAACTTTAGACGTTTAAAACTAACAGAAAGCATAAGTGCTCAATCCGAAAAAGGAGTATATCTACCTGAAGGAGATAATGTGATCCAATCACCTTTCTCAATATGTTCATAATCATTTAAAAAATAATAAAATGGCACAACCACCACTAAAATTTCCTGTAAAAGTAACTCTCGTAAGCGCTTGTTCAAGCTCAGGACCTTGTGACATATATGGAAACTCAGATAATTTTACAGTACCTCTTGTTCAAAATGTATTGATATCTACACTTACTAGTCCTATTGGATATGTTTTTGTAGGAGGCGTTCCTTCTGGAACTACTATTTTAAGAATTCAAAATACAGGAACTTGTACAAACTATGTAGATGTGCCAATAACATTTTAATAATTATGACAGAATCAATACAAATACAATCAAATAACATTGGTATAGATGCAGGTCCATTTAATATATTTTCCCAAGTAAATGGATTTACAGAAGCATTTGAAACTGATATAACACCTGTGCAATTACTTATCGGATTTATTTCTTATAATGCACCTGTTGGAACTACGACTATACGAGTGGTATCAACTAGTGAGGATTGTAATGATTATGTAGAGGAGACAGTAGACGATGTTCCACTCTGTCAAGATAAGGTAGTGGTATTTCAAGTTTGTAACTCAAACGCTTTAGTAGATGATAATTTTGATGTTTTTCTAAATGGAGTTTTAATTGGAAACTTAGACTTGCAACAACCTGCTCAAGTTGGTTCAGTTTTCATAGGCAGTACTTCTACTTTAACTATAGGAACTTCAGATTTCACATGTCCTTTAAACTTAATGCAGGAGTTCTTTTTTGACCCTGCTCTTATATCTACTACTAATGTTATAGATATGGTAAATACCCAAAATAATGGAAACGGTAATGCAGGAACATTTGAAATAAGAAACTATGAATTAACCGGCACTGTGTTATCAAATGCTTGTATTGTAAAAAATGCTAATTTTGAAGGAGTTAGTGGTGATAGTTTTCAATTCGATTGGAACTATACTCAATGTTGTCCAGACCCCACATAAAAAAGTTCTCTTTTGTTGGTTTTAGAGAACTTCTCCTAGGGACTACATGTCCTTAGGAGTTTTTATTTATAACGAGATTAGTTATAAAGAATAAGTGTCTCTAGTAAATTTATTTGTAATATCCAAAATAAATTCCATATCTTTACCATATTTAACTAAAACCACATACTATGTCGTACTCTGAAGATTTACTCGTCCAGTTAAAATCAATGTTAGCTTGGAAGAAGAGTAAAAAGTTTTATGCTGAGAAGTTGCAAATTACAGAAGATGAAGTGAATGATTTGCTAAAAGATATTAAAAAGGAAAATAAAGATCCTTTAGAAGAATTTACAAAAGAGTCAAGTAAGTTTGAAGAATTAGAATTTGTAAGGAAGGTAAACAAAGAAAAGGGTACAGTAGAAAGTACTGTTACTTTAGACTTTGAACCAAAAAGTGAAATAGATTTAGCTGCATTGCACAAAATAGATCTATCTAAATATATAATTACTAATTACTGGTCTAAACTACTCCCTAGTGGAAAGTTTACATCTTCTGTGTTTTCTAAAAGAAAACAACCTAAAGATTATACACCAGAAGACTTTAAACAGTTTTTAGAAAACTATAAGTCAAACTACATTCCAACTCCTACACCAGAAAGAAACGATCACAAAGATCTTGTAGATATTGAGTTATCTCTTTCAGATTTTCATTTAGCAAAACGATATGTAGATGGAGATAATGATCCTGGAACTAGAGCTGTTAGATTTATTAACGTAGCTCAAAAGCTAATAGACAAAGTTAAATCAGTATATGATATAAATAGAGTGGTCTTCCCTATATCAAATGATTTTTTCCATACCGATAATTATCAAAATCAAACAACAAATGGAACACCTCAAGATGTCATATTAGATTATGCCACTGAGTATGAATTAGGATTTTCTATTCTTGTAGACACCATTAAGATGTTAAAGTCAAACTCTTTGGATGTTCAAGTGATATTGGTTCAAGGTAATCATGATAGAACTAAATCATTTTATTTAGCACATGCGCTAGATGTATACTTTCAAGATGAACCAAATGTATTCTTTGATAGAGAAGAAGGTTTAGTAAAAGCAACCGTAATAGGTAATACATTCATTGGTTTTCATCACGGTAATTGTAAAATAGAGGCACTACCTTTATTATTTGCAACACACCCAAAGTATAGTAAATGGTTTGGAGATTCTACATATAGAGAAGTTCACACTGGTGATAAACATCACTATATGGCTAAAGAAATCAAAGGAGTGAGAATACAGCAAATGCCTAGTTTATCTGGAACAGATAGGTGGCATAAAGATAATAATTTTGTACATAGTGTACGAGCTGCTCTAGCTTTAGTCTATGACTTTAAAGTAGGAAAGGTAGCTGAATTTGAAGAAAGAATATAAACATGGCAACAAAATACGGAAAACCTACCCCAGGTAAAAATGTAAAAGCTCCTAAGGTTCGTCCTTATAATATGAAAAATAATTATATGAGAGAGGCTGATCAATTAGGAGGTATACTAGGTAACAGAACACGCAAAACACCATAAGATGGCAACACTAAGAAAATTAGTTTCAGATGTGCGATCTATGCACAAGATATTATCAACAGACGCACTTATCACAGATCGAGCAATTGCTTCTGAGGTTAAGAATAATGCCCAATTGTTAATTAAGAGAGAAACTAATTTAAGAAAACTATGGGCTAGTGATACATTATTTACTACCATCCCATGTTTAGAAATGAAAGAAGTACCTATTTCAGAGTGCTGCGAGTATGCAGATGAATGTAATGTTTCAAGAACAGTATTTAAATTACCCAGAATATCTGAAGGTAATTATCAATACATAATTCAAGGAGTATATTCTGTAGATGCTATGGGAGGTAGAGGTACTAAGTTAAAAGAAATAACTATTAACAGATTTATAAATTTGTTAAAGTTACCCATAGTAAAGAATGATTATTATTTTTGGATATCTAATGGATATTTATATGTTAATAATCCTTTACTAAAAGCTATAAGATTAGCTGCATTTTTTGAAGAAGATGTACCTAATGAAATCATGTACCCAGAATGTGGGTGTGGAACTCCTGAATATACAGATGAGGAATATTGTAAGAATCCTTTAGATAAAGAATATGCATTACCTGGTTATTTAGAACAGCAAGCATTGTCACTAACCTCTCAAAAACTTCTAGCTACATATTTTCAAATTAAAACAGACATGAGTAATGAGGGAATAGATGGTCAGTCACCAAACGCCCAACCTACTCAATAATAAATTATATATGTCAAGAGTAGCAGTTGATTGGAGAAGTGCTAGTAAGAAAAGTTATGAGGATTTTTGTAAAAAGAACCCTCTAATATCTCTGAATTTTGATGAGTGGAAAAATATTCTTTATTCATTTAATGAATCATTTAAACACTATATCTTAGAAACAGGAGAAAGGGAAAAACTCCCTACTGGTTTTGGAGAGTTTTCTATAAATAAAAAGAAAAGAAAAAGAAGTAAAGATATTGATGGTAAAGAGTTTGTAAACTTACCTATTGATTGGGTAAAAACTAAAGAGAAAGGTAAACGTATCTATAACTTTAACTATCATACAGAGGGTTATTTCTTTGGATGGATGTGGTTTAAACAAACTGCAAGATTTAGAAACTCAGACCTTTGGTACTTTAAACCTTCTAGAAGAACATCTAGAGACCTGTCTCATTACTTAAAGACAGATTCTAAATATCAACACACTTACAATGAATGGAAAAAATAAGTTATGTCATACTACTATAAATACGATTTTGTATCCCCTGAACCTCTATACGCAACAGTAAAAGAAGAACTTAAAAGTTACTTTGATACTGGAGCTGTAGATGATTTATTATTTCCTACTTACTTAGACAAATGTCTTAGAAAGATGGGTAGGACAACTTATCAAATTACCACTGAAGTTTTACTTATAGATGACTATCAATCAAGACTTCCAGATAATTTTCATGCAGTTAGAGAAGCGTGGATGTGTGCAGTTATACCAGGAAACCCTTATCCTGCAGCATCTTCATTTTATTCACAAGCTGCCAATGCTACCACCATTCAAGTTGCTCCATTAACTATTGGAGGTTCACCCTGTAATAGACCTGATTGTCAACATCCTAGTTGTGACGGAACTTGTATGCCAGAGGTTGTGCAAGCTGTTTATAAAACAAATGCTGAGATACCTAGATCTTATAGACGAACATACTTACTTCAACCAGGTAATATATCTGCAAGAAAAAACTGTAACTTATCATATACTAGTTCTTTTGATCAGTATAATCAATTAGCTGTAGCAGGTGCTAACTTTACTCCTGGTGCTTCTTCTTACGATTCTTTTGACATTAGAGATAATAAGTTTATAACAAATTTTAGAAATGGTGTAATACACTTAGTCTTTTATTCAACAGATTATGATAAAATAGGAAATCAATTAATTCCTGACAATTATCGTGTTCGAGAATATATTGAATCTTTTATTAAGTTTAAAGTTTTTGAGACTTTAACTAATCAAACAGTAGATGAAACATTTAATCAACTACAAACTAAGTTAGTTTACCATAAACAAGTAATGGATGAAGCTTGGATAATGGCTGAAACAGAACTTAAAAAACAAACAGTATATCAGAAACAAAGAGCAATTGTTACTGACTTAAATCGTTTTAATCAATATGAACTTCCTGACTCAAGATCTCAAGTATCTGGTAGATACACTAACAGGTACGGAAGACGTAATGGAAATAGTTAATACACATGGCTACTAAAAAAGAAATTGAAGACGATAAGAAGAAGAAGGCAGCTTCTAAGGCAAAAACTGATAAAGCTCAACAAGGTCAAGTAAGACTAGAGTTTAATCAGGCAATGTCTGGCTTAAATATGGATAGCACAATTAACCAAGTAGCGACAGGTAGTCTTACTTATGCGTTAAATGCAACTGTAGAAAACTTTGACTCTAGTTCTGTTAATTATCAAAATGAACCTGGTAACGAACCTTGTTTTAGTTTTCCTGATGGTTATGAACTTATTGGAAAACATACTATTCCTGAAAAAGACAAAGACATATTCTTTTTAACTAACCCCACTACTGGAGGTAGTGAAATTGGCTTCATGTTTAATAATGATTGTCAATATAAAACGCTAATCAATGCTCCATGTTTAAACTTTAATGTAGATCATCCTATACCAAAAGTCGTACATAGAATAACAAACTGTACTACAGAAATATATTGGACCGATGGATTTAATGCTAGAAGATATTTGGATATAGAAAACATTCCTTATATACTTGCACCAGGAACAACTCCTACTTGTGATCCTGTAGAAACAGATCAACTAGACTGTAATCAACTTAAGATACAACCTGACTTTCCAATACCATTTTTAAATGTAGATGAGGTGACTAATGTAGGATCATTAGTTGCTGGAACCTACCAATTTGCTATACAGTATTCTGATGCAGTAGGTAATGATTTAACGTCATACTACTCAATAACCAACCCATGTCCAATAGCTGATGCACTTATAACAACAGTAAATTTTAACTATCCAGTAGGAAAATCTATAGTTGTAAAAATATCTAACTTAGATATCTCAGGACAATTTAATTACTTTAATTTAGCAGTAATTAAAACTATAAATAATATTTCCTCTGTTGAATTAGTAGGGACATATAACATTACAGACGTTAGTGAAGAAATAACATATACAGGTGCAGATCAAACAGCCAAAAGATTATCTATGTCTGATATATTTGAGAAATATCCGTATTATGACATAGCACAAGATATAACATCTGTACAAGATATTCTAGTATGGGATAATTTAACTTCTATAGATAGGATAAATTATCAGCAGATAGCTAGTAACATAACTTTGAAGTGGGAATCTTATAGGATACCTCCTGGTGAAAATTATTCTGATGAGAATAATGCTACTAATTTACGTGGATACATGCGTGATGAAGTTTATGCATTTGAGATAGTGTTCCTTCTTAAGAATGGAAAACAAACTGATTCTTTTCACATTCCAGGACCTCCTAACCTTAATATAAATCCTGATGTACCTGACACAAATGATGACTTTATTGGTGATCCAGATTATGTTGAGAATGGTATAGGGTATAGCTCATATTGGAAGATATATAACAACGCTATTAATTTAGGAGCTTCTCCAACTGCTACAAGTGCTGACGATTACAAAGGACCATGGGAATATGGAGAATTTGCATATTGGGAATCAACAGAAAAATACCCTTGTAATACAGATGTATGGGGAGACTTAGCTGATCAACCAATCAGACATCATAAATTTCCAGATGTATTGGTTAGTCCTATTATAGAAAATAGCACAATCACTTATGATGGTAATAACATTGTTCCTACAATGCAGGATGATGCAGTTTTTCCTATTGGAGTAAAAATTAACAATAGTCAAATCTCAGGTCTGATACTAACCTCTGATCTAACACAAGACCAAAAAGATGATATTGTAGGGTTTAAGATTGTTAGAGGAGATCGTAGTACTAACAGGTCAGTAATAGCTAAGGGTATACTCAGAAACATGGGCAAGTATTCAAGAAATGATCAAGAGTACTATTACCCTAATTATCCCTATAATCAAGTTTCTGGAGAAGACTCTTTTCTTCAAGAAAACAATAATGCATGGAATTATAAATCTAAAGCATGGCTCGTATATATGCCAGATCAAGAAACAACAAGTTTATTTGATTGGGGTTCTCTTAATTTTGGTAGTGTAGATATAGATGTTAATGTTGAAGAAGGTGTATTTACATATACAAGTATTGTTAATGGTAGAAATACACAAGCTAAGATTCTACCTAATTGTATTATAGAAGTATGTTCTCTTACACGACCTGTAGCACTTAGGGGTCTTATGACTGTAGGTCCTGCAGATTTTGATGCATGGCGTGGATTTCATGGGCAAAAAGTGTTTGCTGCAGGATATGCAATTAAATCAGAAAATCCTTTTAATAACTTTAATTTTGATGGTACAGTAGCTTCTAGACGATGGTTGGATTATCAAGGTTCATTAACTTCAGGAGGTGGTGATACGTGTACTGTTCTTACCAATGTGGATTATGATTATGATTATGATAATTTATATGGACAGGTTACTGAAAGTGGAGATGGTCATATATGGAAACCTCAAGTTTCAGGAGCTAATTCTGGCTTATCAATTCCAAGAATAAATTTAAATGGTATTATTCCTGGTCCTTGTTTTGAAAGTGATGACATTTCTACTGAAGAAATAGAAGATGACGCATTAATAACATATCCTCCAGGTACATTTGATCCAGCTAACGAATGTCCAGAAGGACAAAGTGCAGCTTGTCAAGAATGTATAAAAACAGAAAATCCAGATAACATAACTCCTTGGCCACAAGCTGCTTTTGGGCAGCCTACAAATCCCCTTCCTCAACTTAGTAACGGTGTCCCATCACAATCTTTTCCGCTTCCAACAAATCAAACAAATACATTTACTCCAGCAGTTGATGTAAATCAAATGGACGGATCTATAAATGGGACAACTTCAAGATGGAGTAGAAGATCATGTTTAGCATGTGATAGAGATATACCTATTAAACCATTAGAGGGAGCAGAATATGATTCAGTAAAAGATATTTTAGAAAAACAAATATTTAATTCTCCTGACACGTCTTTTGGACAACCTTTCTTAGGTAGTGTATTAAAACTAGAGAGTGTAATGTTTGGGGCAGGTAAAGGTCATTTTGTAGAAGTTAAAGATAATGCCAAATACAAACTTTTATCTAAAGAAGCTCAAGAAGATGCACTTAGGAGTTCAGAAAGAATAGCTAGCATAGGTTCTGGTGGATTTAATGCTGGTATAATGTTTACAGTTTATCAGTCCTATCTTACTATATATATAAATGGAATAACAAGAAAGAACTATGGAATGTCTTTCAATTCACGAGCAAACTATGACTACTCTTACCCTATTGATAATAATGTTAAAGGTGGCATCAAACAGAGAGAAATAGAACTTACAAGATATTTAATACCAGGAGTACAATCATTTAATAATAATGATTTGCCTATAAATAACTGGAATAGAGAATCATCTGTATATATAAAAACAAAAATTAATGATGACATATTAGCTTTTCCTCTTCCACAAGATACGCCTAGTTTAACATCACCTGATGGTACATCTAGCATGGTTGAGTTCTCTAGATTTAACATAAGTGAAATTGGAGCATGTGATGCACCAGAGAAAGAAAAGGACATGAAGGTGGTTTCATATTATGCTTCTATGAAAAACATTTTACCTAATCAATGGGGACAAATAAATTCATTCAAAAGAATTGATACTGGATATCAAAAAGGCATAGCTTCCTCAGGAGAGGATATTATATTTGGTGGAGATGTTTATATATCTAGATTTACATTTAAAACTAAACTACCATTTTTTATAGACAATAGAGTAAATGCGCCTGATGATTCCGATATATTCTTTGATGAAATAGGCAACATTGCATATCCTAAATATTGGCACTCTGCTAGATCTATATTAAACGCTTATAGAGTTGAGGCTAATGATTCAAACATGCTTAACCTTATATCTACTAAAGCACATAATTTAGATTGTCCAAGTGATCCTTCATTAATTACTGCACCATCAACTACTGCTCAACCTGTATCTACTTTTGCAGGGACATACAGATCATTCTATGATGGATTTATGTATTTATTTGCATACGGTGTACCAAACTTTTATTGTGAAAGTGTATACAATACAGACTTAAGGCAAGCTTTTAATACTAAAGAAGGTGACTTTTGGCCCCATGTAAGCAGTAGTATTCCAGATGATTGGGTACAAGAAACAAACGTGCCTATTGCTCAAGATAATACTTATTACTATAATGTAACATTCTCTAAACAAAATAAAGAGAATGTATTTACTCAACTCCCTCCAGATTGGGAAAATGATTTATGTTTTACATACTTTCCGTTTAGAGCTATTTATTCAGATACACAAGGAGACAGTCCTGACAATAGAGTAAATAACTGGTTAGTGTATAGAGCTATTTCTTATCACGACTTTCCACAAAACTATGGTAATCTTACATCATTAGATGGTGTACAAGATAAGGCTATCTTGGCAAGATTTGAGAACAAGGCATTGCTGTATAATAATTTATTAACTATTGATACAAGTAATCCTCAAGCAGCTTATGTAGGTAACTCTAGACTTTTTGATGGGTCACCCCCATTAGATTTTGCTGAAACAGACTTAGGTTACGTAGGGTCACAACATAAGTTTCTACTTAAGGTCCCTTATGGTCAAATTACTGCAGACGCTAAGAGGGGACAAATCTTTTTATTAAATGGAAATAAACCTGTTGACATGACAGCTTATGGGTCAGGGGTGAATAGATTTATGACAAGTAGTTTACCTTTTGAAATTTTAGAATACTTTCCAGAAGTAAATGTAGACAATAATTTTACAGGATTTGGATTACACGGTGTGTACGATAGTAAGTTTGACAGAGTGATTATTACAAAAATTGATTATATTCCTACAGACAGTTCGGTATTCTACGATAAAGATGATAAAAACTTTTATATACCAATAGAGGGTTATACTGATACTTCTGGTAATCAAACTATCAAACAAGAAGTATTCTTAAACGATAGAAAGTATTTCTGTAATAAGTCATGGACTATGTCATTTGATTTTAATACAAAAAGCTGGATATCGTTTCATAGTTATTTACCAAACTTTTATATAGGAGAAAATAACTTTTACTATTCAGGGATTAACGGATGCTGTACAAACTTTACTGCTATTCTTGATAATCCAAGTAGAAGTAAAATAGATACAGAGTCTCCTAATTTAGAGATGATAGTTGGAGAACTTGATGGCGTTGTTAAAATTACTACAACAACCACCACTACAGGTCTTCCTTTATTTACCACTACTACTACAACAGCATATGTTCCTGATTGTGAGTTTGATATAAATGTAGTAAGTAAGTTAGATTGTCAAATGGAAGGAGTGGGTTACATTACTGTACCAACCCCTACTACTACAACAATATGTGCTAGACCTGATAGTTTAGTTATTTCTAATTTTACAGAAGGTTATCAAATTACAGGACAAGCTTCTCCAGTTTTAGGTACACTCTCTGCACAGAAAGCTTGCGCAGTGGGTAGTTTTGTAAGAGTAGCAAATCCTCTAGAAACAGTAGATATAAATTTCCAATATCAATATGAATTTCCAAAACCAGTTACAGTGGGTCAGATTTTATATTTTGGAGGTGGTAGTGATTGCACATTTGTACCAGATGGCTGGTACACTAGTAGTGAAGATGGTTGGAATAAAGCCTACTATGTTGAAAATTCAAGATTAGAAGAAATAATACCATGTGATTGTAATACACTTACCACAACAACCACTCTTTATGATGGGGAATTAACAGAATGCTGTGGTATTATATACAATGATGTAAATGGTAATGTAAAACTTTCAAACATAGCATCGTCTCACTCTGTAGATTCAGATAATTTTCACACTATAGTTATCCCAGGATACACTACTGGTAAGTTAGCTGTTGGCCCAACTGCTCTATACGGAGTTTCACCAGGTATCAGTACATCATTTAAGAAATGGACAATTACAACAAGCCCATGGACTGTAGTAGCAGATTCAGATTTAGTAATAGCTGATAATGCATTTGGTACAACTGCTGGAGTGGTAGTTAAAGATGACAGTGCAATTATTGCAATAGATACAGCTCAAGGATTTATAGTAGAAATAGATACAACAAGTGGAATTCCATCACAGAAAATTCTAGTGGGAGGTGGTTATACATACACTACAAATCTATTATATACTACTAAAGGTAAACTAATAACAATAGGAGAAGATGGTGGAGGAGTGTTCCATTACTTCCAATGGGATTATGATAACGAAACAGTAACCCCAGAAATTGATATAACAATCACTGCACCTGAATTTGGTAGTGAGGTTGTAGCAATATATGAATGTGATTGTGACATTACGATAATTACAAAAGAAGCTAATCAATATAATGTATTTAGCGTATCACCAATATCTCCTTATGGTGTTATATTTTCAGGAAATATAACAGATGATAATCGAAGCATTTGGAACTCTTTTGATGCTACTAACGTAACTCAAATGCAATCATGCGTTAATCCAATTGGAGGACAAGAGTTTACAACAACTACAAGTACCACAGAAAGCCCAAGTACTACTACTACTACATCAATATACCCTTGTTATAAATGGGAGATAACAGGCCCTGTAGGAATTATTATTACTGACTGTAATGGGCTACCTGAAGTACTAAGTGTTCCTAGTGGAGTGACACAACAATTTTGTACAAACGTTAATACTGGAGGACCTGCTGGAGCAACCTTTATAGGAAACTGTGATATATAACTATGGCAACTAAAATAATAAACTTAAAAATAACAAGCTCTAGTCCTCAAGTAGGACCTTTTGAGATTACGGATGACTTATCAAATGTCCTAGGAACCGATGTGTCTTTAAGTAGCCTTATTGTGGGCATAAGCTATAGGGTAGATGTTTCAGTTTCAGTGATTACTTTAACCTCTTCAGGTGATTGTAATTTTGTAAAAGAATTTTCAGTTAGAGATTCAGTACCTAGTATAGAATATATAACAGCTACATATACTCAAATTAAAACAGGATGTGTATGGACACACTTAAGAAACGATACTTTATATAATTATTACTATGGAGATATAGCTCCTTACATAATCGAGTATCCTTTTTCATATAAGTATCATGATCAAATATTACAGAATATAAAAGACTATAGTAAAGTGTATGTATATCTTCCATCTACATTAGGGTCATTTGATTCTAATAGCAAGGTGCAAGTAGATGATAAATATTTTAATAAAGCTATTCTATATAACGATCAACAATCTACAGGAGTAATAGAACTTGTTCCTAAACCAATGAATGATTTAAGTTCATATTTAAATTATCCTATACTTAATTCTAATAGTAAAACTATTACTTTTGCAAAGACAGATAGTTTCTATCAATATAACACTTTCTGGGCACTACAAAAAAATGATAAGATTCCTTTATTTAAAACATCTTGTGAATCTGGCTCAATAGATAAAGTAGTTAATCAAGATAATATGAACTATGGTGACTTATCATTTAAGAAGTCACAACTAAGAGCTAAAGATTTAAAGGTGAGACACATACTAGACAACTCTTCTATAACACATATAGTAAGTCAATTTATTGTAGCACCAGCACAAATATCATATAAGTAATGGCAAAAGGTTTATCAGCAGCAAAAGCTAAAAAGATACTACAAGATGGTTACGTAAAAGGTAAGCCTCTCACAGCAAAGCAAAAGAAATACTTTGGAGCTATTGCTAGTGGTGGTACGCCCTTGAAAGCAATGAATGGTAATTGGCTAGATAAGTTTGCTATGGGAGGAAGTCTTCCAGGTGCATCAGGTATGATGTATTCACGTAACTCTGGTTCTTCTACAATGTCTCCTCCTAACCTTACTAAAGCTCAAGATGGAACAGTAGAATATGGTACACCTGAATATAAAAAAGCATATGAGGAAGGTAGATTTGCTGATGTACCTAATCAACTAGATGAAGTAGTTATAGATAGTGGTGTAGATTATGAGAAATATCCTCTGTATGATAAACTCTCTGTACAAGAGAAAGAGTATTTTAATGACCCAGGAACAATTGGTAGGGGTGTAAGAAGAGCTGCTCAAACAGATAGAAGGTTATCTGAGGATACAAGAGATATGGTGACAGGAATGTTGGTGAAACAACCTTTAGCTGCATTACAAGTTCCTCAATCTTTAATGGTGGAAGGTATAGAAACTTTAAGGGGTAAAGATGCTAACTTTTTAAATGCACTTACATTTGACACACAAAGGTTACCGTCTCAAACAATGGGTTTTGAAACTACAAGTGATATGTCTTGGTATAACCCTAAAGTTATATCAAACTTTGCAATGGATGTTGTATCCGACCCATTGAATCTTGTTGGTGCAGGTATAGTAGATGATGCTTTAAAACTTGGTTTAAGACAAGGATTAACAAATACAGTAGCAAGAAGTCTGGACAGACCAATTATAAATACGCTAGGAAATAAGTATTTACCTAATGCAAATAAAATAAATCCTTGGGCATATCAATACAATCTTCCAAAAAATACCATGTGGAGAGGGTTGGGTCAAGAAGGTATGGAAGATGCTGTTAGTTCTGGTTTATTTAGATCAAAACAAAATGTTCCTGATCAGTTTTTTCCTGGATCAAGTTTAAAACTAAGTAAAAGTTTTGGAACTAATCCATACTTTACACCGAAGTTTAAAACTGCTGCAACTTATGGAGATAATTATTTAGCTGAAGTTCCAAGAGATGTTGCTAATTGGACACAAAGATACAAACGTAGTAACTGGAGTCAGTTTGCAGATAGACCGATACCAACTTTAGAAGGTAGAATACTACAAAAAGATTGGTTAAGAGGATATAAACCAATTGAAATTCCTCAAGCTCCTTCTAGTTTTGTTGAAGCTGCAGCAAACCCTAGTGTTAGACAAAGTCTTAAAGATTTAAATGATAAATTAGGAATAAGTAATACAACTTCAGCACAAATTAGATCTAGTGAGAAGTTCAACAAAAATTGGTTTAACAACCCTGAGACTATTAGAAGAACAGAAGAGATGATAAATCAACCCTCCTCTTTAAGATCTAATATGAGTGAGATTGAGATTCTGCAAGACCTTAATCTTTATGAGACAATGCTTGATAAATCTCGTAATCTAACTCCAGCTCAAAAAGCTGGTATAGAAAGACAAAAGAAAGATTTATATGCTGGATTAGCAAAAAGAAATCTTCAAACAGTACAACAGAAAGGAAGATTTACGGAAGTGTTTGATCCAGATAACATAAGACATCAAGATGTAGGTTTAACTTATGAAAAGAATCCCAACTATTTAGGACTTTACACAGGTAGAACAAACCAAGGAACAGTTAATGTACCACGTACAAAAAAAGCAGGCAAGGATACTGGTTCAACCTTTACACATGAAGACTTGCATGCAGTTACAGCAGGAAGAAAAGGATATACAGATGAAGCTACAGACATATTAAAAGATGCAGTGGGTAAAGATCAAGACTGGTGGCTTAATAAAATAAACACAACAAAAGATCAAAAAACAAGAGAAAAGTTAATTGATAGATTGGAATACCTATCAAGACCTCAAGAGATGCATGCTAGAGTACATGAGCTTAGAAAAGCTTTTAATTTAAAACCTGGTCAAGAGGTTAGTGCTGCAAAGATTGACCAGATAATGATGAAAGGGTTAAAAGGAGACACCCCTGTTGATGAAGACTTTTTTAGACTATTAGGTGACAAAGAGAAGTTTAGAAAGATATTTAACAAGCTTCCAGCATATGTACCAGTAGCTGTAGGACTTGGTGCTGCTTCACAAAACAAAAATGGTGGATGGTTATCTAAGTATGAGAACGGTGGTGTGATAGAAGATAACAGAGGGCAATGGGCACACCCAGGAAAAATAACTAAAATAAACTCCAACAAAATAACAATGAAGGGTGTTAACTACCCTGTACTTGGAGTATCTGATAAAGGAGATACTCAAATGATGTATCCTAATGGAGAATATCAATATGATGGAAACAGCGTTACAGAGTATCCTATGGCTAAAGATGGAAAGTCTTTGGTAGAACTAGATCAATTGACTAACTTTACAAACTACAACACCTCACAACCAGGAGGCTGGTTAAACAAATATAATTAATATGAAAGCTCAAATTTTAAAAATAGCAGGCGTTAAGTCTGAAAAAGAATTCTATAAGAAGTTTCCTACGGAGGAGGCTTTCATGAAGAAATATGCAAAACAATTATCTAAACTTAAGAAAGCTGCAACAGGTGATGTTCTAAATAACAACATTCAGCCAATGAATGGTACTGATCTTTTAGAAAGAAATAAGAAAAATGTTTTGTCTGGTTTGGGAGAATTTAAAGATAGAGCATTTGAACTTGGAGTAGATTCTATGCTTACTCAAGATGAGTTAGAAGAATATGAGTACAAAGCAAAGATAGATGCATTATATAGTCAACAACAAGAAAAGAAAGGCGGTGGATTAATGTCTATGCTTACACCAGAAAATATGGAAAAAGCTAAAGGGCTTTTGGGTGGTTTATCTAAAGGAGGTGGTAATGGTGGTGGAACTGTTGAGGTTGGAGAATTAGAGATGTTGAAAAAAGGTGGTAAAGTAAAGGGGTCAGAAAAAGATATGTTTGAGCCACATATGATGTATGATCCAAAAACTAAAAAAGGTAAGAAAGCTATGACTTACAAAGAGCACTTAGCTCTTAAGAAAAAAGGATGGGGACATGAAGCACCTAAAGCTATGGGAGGTTTTAGTGGTGGAGGCGGTTCAACTGCTACACCTTCTTGGGGACAAGATATAGATATACCAGAAGGGGCTACTAGACAAGGTAGGTATAACTCTGATGGTTCAGCTGCACCTTCAGTTGGAAGTCAGGTTCTTACACAAATTGAGGGTACTCCTATAATTGGTGACATTGCTATGGGTATAGGTAAGATACAGGGACAGAAAGATGCTTTAAAAGATCTTAAACAAATGAAGGAAGTCACTGGTATACAGTACCAAGCTGCCATGACTAAGCCAGAAGAAGTAGAAAGAGAGTACGTCCGTCCTGAAGATGTTCAGAATACAGGAGAAGAATTCTTTCCAATATATGGAGTAGGTACAAATGTACTTGCAAAAAATGGTGCAACCTTATTTAATAATCCAGACTATACTCCTTTAATTAATGTAAATAAAGCAAAGTCATTTATGAATGGCGGCTATTTACCTAAGGCTATGGGAGGCTTTAGTGGTGGTTCTGGAGGTTCTGGTGGCGGAGGAATGACTTCTGGTGGATATGATCAAATTGGTAATATAGCTGGAAACATGGCCTACGGAGACAAAGCTGAAAGAGATGCAGGAAGTAACATAGGTGGAGGAGTTGGAAGAGGTATAGGTATGTTGGTTGGAGGACCAGCAGGAGGAGCTATTGGTGAATTTATTGGTAGTGGTATTGGAGATCTAGTTGATAGAAATGATAGAAGACAACAACTGGAAAGGGATCAAATAGATCGAAATATATCAATGATGACTAACATGAAAATAGGACCTCAAATCCATTCAGGGTATGCATCACACATGAAAGAAGGTGGAAGAGTGCCTGGACCTCAAGTAGTAAAATATATGGGAGGTAACTCTGTAAGTAAATTATTTAAACCGGATCCTAAAATGAACACTCTTAAAGAAGGTGGTTCTGTAGCTGCTAATGGAGATATTAAAACTCTATGGGGAGGTGAGGCTAATGCAGTTTCATATAATCCGTATGCTGGAGGTCAGAGTATATCATTTACTGGTAACTCTCACGATACTAAAGATGCTAAAACTGGTAAAACAGGAATAGGTGTTGCTTACGGACCACAATCTGTTGCTAATAATGAAGCAGTAGTAGAGGTAGAAAATGAACCAGCTCAAATTATGAAGGATGGTGGAAACCAAGAAAGCTTAGTAGTCTTCGGAGATTTAAAAATACCAAAAGGGTATGCACAAGAAATAGGTGATAAAAATGCTGGAGGTCAAAAGTTTAAAAAATATGTTGATAATCTTAATTCTGAAGAATCAAAAATAAATAAACAAATGGGGACTGCTGTAGACGCTGCTGCTGACATTGATAATACTAAGTGGGGAGAATTATTAAGATCCACATCTGATGTTATTGTAAATGGAGGTGACATGAAGCTAAAAGATATCGCAAATAAAAAAAGAGTATTAGCTGATATTCAAAGTGCATTAAATGATACCTTTGAAGAAAATAATATAGACGGTAATCAGTTTATAAGCAAAGGAGTACTTAAAGATGTTAAAGACACAGAGAACTATGCTAAGAATGGTAAGAAAGAAACCTACACTGAATATGCAGAAGATGGTAGAAAGATACCTAAAGCTCAAAAAGGTCTTACTTTAAATGAGTTACCTTTTAAATCAGCTGAAGAAGCAATCGCTGCTGGTTATACTTTAGACGAAGATAAAAACTCAGAAAACTTTGGTAAATATTATATAGAGGAGGAGTCATCAGATACGGAGACAAACACTGAAGTTGATTTTATAAAAGATATTCCTGAAGATCAAAAGTTTGGAGGTTCCGATATAGGAAAAATGGTTAATAAAAAAATAACTGCTGAACAATATAATGATTGGAAAAAAGATAACAAATGGTTTTTTGATAAGAACCCTGATTGGAAAGCTGACACAAAAGAAGATGTAATGTTATTCCAAAGAGAATTTAATAAGATAAATCCTAATAGTATAAAGGTTGATGGATTATTTGGTGATCAAACAATATCAGCTAGATTTAAAAGTGAAGATAGTGAGACACCTAAAACAGAAAGAAGGTACAGAGATGTTGCTGTGGCGGAAGAAGAAGAAGAAGTTGTAACAACAGAAGAAACTACTACTGTTAAATCTAAAATACCGTTTGATGTAAATATGCTTAGACCTTTGTTTTCTGAAGAATTAGAAAATAATCTAGACTACAATCAGATTATACCTGAGTTAAATGCAGCTGCAAACAATCAACTTGAACCTGTATATGCACAGACATTTGATCCTAGGCTAAGAGTACCTTATGACATAAGCTTACAAGATCAAATGAATGAAGTTACTGCAGCTTATAGAGCAGCAAGTCAAAATCCTGCAGCAATGAATAATCCAGCACTGCAAGCTTCTATGGCTGCACCTATGTATTCTGCAATTAATCAAACTAAAGGAGAAGAGTTTAGACAGAACCAAGCTATGAAAGATACTGTATACAGTGGAAACATTGAAGCGATCAATCAGGCCAAAAAAATGAATCTGGGCATTTATGACCAACAGCAACAAAGACAAGCTCAAGCCCTATCTAATACTAAAGCAACACAGCAAGAAATTGTTAAATCTATATCTGATAAGTATCAAGCAAACAAACAACTTAATCAGAGACAAAAGGTTCTAAGTGAATTATACAACCAATTTGGATATACTAAAAACTTAGACATTGTAAACGATGGACCTCCTGCTGTATTTAATATACCAGGCATGGGACCTACAGGACAAGTTGGTACTGGTAATAAATATATGGATATGTTTAATATATTAACTGGTGGAGGATTTAATCCTAATGCTAATCAACAAACCACCACTGACACTACTACCGTAGCTGAATACGGTGCTAAATTAAAACCAATAAAAACAGTAAAAAGAAATCAGAAAAATAGCAATGTTGTACGAGCGTACAAAAAACTATAACGAACCTGGTGATAAAGAATTACTAGAATAGGTTATCCTATTTTGGAAAGTTCTATAAATAATAATACATTTGTTAAATTATGGCATCATACTTAGATAACATACCTACCTTCAATGAATATAGAGAGCAACTTCCTGTGGAGGATATGCTTAAGGTTGGTCTGTTCAAACAACAACGTTATGAAGAGGGCGTACAGAAAATTCAAAAAAGCATAGATAATATTGCTGGACTGGATGTAGTAAGAGACGTAGATAAAAAGTATCTACAATCCAAACTAAACTCTCTTGGAGGACAATTACAAAGTGTAGCAGCTTCGGATTTTTCAAACTTTCAACTTGTTAATACTGTAGACGGTATGACAAACCAATTAGTTAAAGATCCTAACATACTAAATGCTGTAGGGTCCGCAGCTAAATATAGAAAGCAACTAGAGAATCAAGAAAAGATTAACCTAGATGGCAAAGGTTCAGAATCAAATGACTGGAACTTTAATAAGAGTGTACAACAATGGTATGAGGGAGGCATAGATGCTTCTTTTAATACACAGTTTAAACCTTATGTTAATTTCAATGAACAAGCTATGAAAATAGTTAAAGCTCTTGCTTCTGATAGCATTGAGGGAGATGTTTACATGGAGAAAGATAAGAATGGAAGAACAGTAATATACAATGTACTTACAAGAGAAAAAGTAGAAGGCATATCTGCTGATAAAATACAAACTGCATTAATGGCTGGACTTACTCCAGATGCATTTAATCAAATGAACATTGATGGACAATACCAATATTCAAATGTTTCTGATGATCAATTTGTAAATGATATTAATGAAAGTTATTCTAATACTTTTAATGCACTTTTAAAAGAAAGAAATTCTTTAGAAAGCATAATGAACGATGCATCTACTGCTTCAGAAAAGATTAGAATTCAAAATCAGATAGACCAATTAGATTCTCAAACAAATCTTTTAAAGAATGAGTATGAAAATGTATCAGGTTCATTTACTGAAGGAGATGTAGAGAGTTCAAAAGCTAGGCTATATTCTACTAACTGGATGAGAGATTTTTCTAATTCTATGTCAAGTAAAAATGTTTCGCAAACTGTTCATAGTAATCCAGCAAGAGCAGATCAGTTAAAGGTACTACAAATGCAACAGGATGCTGCTCAGTTTAATGCTAAATATTTACAGACTGAAAAAAATAATAAAATCAGAAATGCAATAGAAGAACGAAAAGCAGAAGTATTAGAAAAAGCAAATCAAGAAGGTTACGGTGGTGTTCCAATGCCAGGTGGAGAAGAAGAAGATGATGTGGATGTTGTGGCTTACGCAGAACTTGATAAAGATAACAGTGAAGCTTTACGTGATCAGTACAAAGAAAAATACATGAAGACTCATGGAAAAAGTAAAGAGGAACTTGAAGACCTGTTGGCTAATTTCAAAAAAAGTCAAGGATCTGCTGTAGCCTCTGATCTTCATTCAGCACTTTCTGAAATAGTTAAGTTAGAGGAAGATTATACTCGTAAGGATGAAGTTATTACTAAGCTTCGTAAAGAGTCTTTATTACTATTTCCTACTCCTGTAGAGCTTGAAAGATTAAATAAAACAATTACAGTAAATTTTGATGATACATCAAATGGTCAAGTAATACCTAGTACTCTTTCTATAGATTATAACTCAATGGATGTCATGTTTGAGAAGTTTCAAAAATATGTATATTCTGACACAGATGGTGATGACATGCCTTTACCAGATAGTATAAATCAAAGAAGTATTGATAGAGCTCAAAGTGAATTAAGTGGTGAGGAATTAGCAGTGTTCAATCAAATTTTTGTTCCTGGATACGACAGAGGAGCTCTTTATGGAGTTAGCAGCAGTAGTGGTTCAGACGTATATGATGACTGGGCTAATTCACGTAAACCAAGAGCAGCTATGAAAGATAATCTTGATGAAGATAGAAACAAATATCTGGCTGATGAACTTAGACTTACTAGCATAGTTCCTCAATCAGTATCTTATAACATTCCACTAGAAGATAGTAAACAACAAAGAATTTTTGCAGGTACACTAGAAGGTTTAGCAAATGAGATTCAGAGTTTAGATGAAGACAAGGCTGAAAACATAAGAAGGATTAGCAGTAAGCTTGTAAGTTCAAATATTATAACTAAAGGAATTGGAGATAACTATAGAGTAACTATAACTGGTTCTACTGGATCTGGGAATTCTGTTGAAACTGAAACTATAGATATGACACCTGAGTTGTATTCAACTGTGTTTGGTGAGACATATGAACCCAGTCCTTCTATTGAATATTTTAATAATAACTATCTTCCTTCTATGTTAGATACAAGACCAGACCTAGAAGAAGTTACAATTATTAATAGTGCAGGTAATAATGAAACTATTTATACAAGACCAGAACAAGACTTTTGGTCTACTTCTACAAACATGTCATACAATACTACACCGGCTACTGCTGGATTAAAAGGTAGAAGAGATTTTCCTAATACAATATACTTTGGAGTTACTGGAGATTTGGTAACTAAGAGAAATCCTAAAGACCCTAATAGTGTTTATTATTTAAAATTAAATATAACCAATCCTATAACTGGGGAGGTGACTTCAAACATTACACTTGATGTACCTTTTGTAAAAGAGAAAGTAGCAACAACATTACAAAAAATAAGCGATTCAGATATATATGAAATACTAAATGGTAGAGGTGCTACTATGACAGACGAATATATTGCTAATCTCAAAAAGGCTGCTGAAAGCAACTAACAAAAACAACATGGCAAAAGATATAAAAAAAGCACAGACAGGTATAAACATACCTCCTATGGCAAATGTTCCTAGTCCTACTAGTTCAAACCAATCTTTTATGCAAGAAAGATTTGGTGGATATAGAGAACCAGGAAATCCAAGACCCATGCCTAATATATCTACACGTCCCAACTTAGGGGTTGTTAAACCTAATAACGGTAATCAACCAAGTGGACTAGACTTGCTTTTAAGAGATGCTAGCACAAGAGGTGACCGAGGTAAGGGAGATAGGATAACTACTGCAGATGAATATGAAGGAGCCGATAGATACGATTATTTTCAACCTTCGTCAATGGGAGTTGACAATGAAGACATGGCTGGACAATATCAATCTTTGGGCAGTAAAGCTGTAAACGGTGTAACTAAAGGACTTATTCTTGCAGGTACAACATTTATACAAGGTACAGCAGGACTTGTTAATGGCGTGTATCAAGCAATAAATGATGGTAAGTTTTCGTCTTTCTATGATAATGAATTTAATAGAGGGTTAGATGGAATTAACAAGTGGTCTGAAGATGCTATGCCAAACTACTATACAGCAGCAGAAAGAGATGCTAATTTTTATTCTCCTAAATATTGGGCTACAGGAAATTTTGTATTTGATGGTGTAATTAAGAATCTTGGATTTGCAGCTGGTGCTTATTTAACAGGTGGTGCATACACTAATGTATTAAAAGCACTTCCAGGAACCTCTAGATTATTTTCTATGGGTAAGGCAGCAGAAACTTTAGCTGCTACAGAAAAAGGATTAAGTGCAGCAAATAAAGGAGCTGGTGTATATGGTGAAATAAAAGCTTTATCAGATAGTTTCTTAGCACAATATAATTTACTTAACCCAGCAGGAAGAGCTGTGGTAGCAGGATTATCAACAACTGGTGAAGCAGGTATTGAGGCGCTACATAACAGTAATGAGTTTAGACAAGAACTTATAGATGAATTTAAAAAAGAGTATGGTGTAGTTCCTGGTGCTGAACAAATGGATAATATTAATGCAGCTGTAGAAGGAGCAGGTAACGCTTCTTTTTATGCTAATGTAGGAATACTAACTGCAAGTAATTATGTTATCTTTCCACGTATTGCACGTTCTAGTTTTAAAGCAGATAAACGAGCAATCAATGGTCTTGTAAGAGAGATAGATGATATTGCATATGAGGGAGGAAAGTATGCAGCAAAGACATCTAAGTTACATCCTATACTACGTACTCTAAACAATATTAGACCTTACACATTTACTGTCTCAGAAGGACTAGAGGAAGTTTCACAGTATGGAAGTAGTGTAGGAACACAAGATTATTACAATAAGCAATATAATAACGAAGCAACTAGTTGGTTAACATCTATAGGTGTAGGTTTAACTAAAGGTGTCTTTAGTGATGAGGGTGCAAAGAATGCATTGATTGGTGGATTGTCTGGTGGTATAATGACTGGACGAGGTAGGTATAGAAGAAATCAACAAAGAGCAGCAGATACAGCAGAGGCTATAGAGCTACTAAATGATTTTCAACTCTCTGACTTTACAAAAGAAAGTATATATTCTAACAATAGAGCTGGTGTTTTAGGAGAAGAGCTTGAACAAGCTGCTGAACGTGGAGACATGTTGTCTTATAAAAACCTAGAAAGTCAATACATAATCAACTACCTTACTCCTAGAATAAAATATGGTAGATTAGACTTAGTTATGCAAGACATAGCAGATATGAAAAAGCTGTCTTCTACTGAACAAGGATTTGCTCAACTGGTTGCAGAAGGAAAAGTTCAAGAAGGAGAAACAAAAGAAACTTTTATTGCACGTCTAGAAAACTTTAAACAAACAGCTAATGACGTAAATAGTCTATACCAATCTTTAGAGCTTAGGTATGGAGGAATTACTGAAGAAGGTGTTGATGGAAAAAGATATCGTACGTACGGACCAGCTGTAATAAATAAAATGATATACGCAGCTTCTACAGTTGCAGATACAGACAGTCGCATACCTCAACTATCAGCAGAGTTACAAGCTGCAATTCCCACTTTAAATATACAAGAGATATTACAAGATCTAATAAGTGGAGAGGTTGAAAGCTTTAATAATGCTGTTAATCAAATACAAAACTTAGATATACTTTCTGATAAAAAAGATGTATTAGGAGAAAAGTTAAACGACGTAGCTGCTCTAGCTAAGATTAGAGAACTAATGCTACAAGAGTATGAGCTTATAAAAACTAATCCTAAAAACTTTCAAGAGAAGCCATTACGTCAACAAGATAGTGTTAAAACATACGAGGAAATATTAGAAGATGATGCCAATACTTTTGTAATTAAAGCTAAGAATGGAGAACAGTCATTACAAATAGGACAAGAGTATTTTGTAGGACAAGGTGTAAACTTTGAAGGGGAAACACCTCTTGATGAACCAGTAGTAATAAGTAGTTTTGTTCCAGTAGGACAGAATGAAGATGGAACTATTCAGATCAAAGATCAGTCTGGCCAGGTAAGGGATATATCACCAGATGTTTTATTAGATTATAATGTAGGTAGAAAATCTACATTAGTTAATAACAAGACAGCTAACTTCTATTACAGGCATAGGGATAAAGTATTTGAATTTAACTTTGGTAAAAACTTTGGAGGTAAAAGAAAAGGAAGACTTATGTATGATAATGGGAAACTGTTTTTTGTATATAAAGATTCTAATGGTACTATTCTTAAAAAAGAATTAGCTAATAAGTTTTTTGCACCACAACCTGGATTTGATCAAGCAAGAATTACTCCAGTAGGAAAAGTTACTGCTGAACAACAAGATGCTGCAAATCAGTTTCTTAGTCCAGAGGAGTTAGCAAAGAATGAACAAACTCTTCAGTCAAATAGAGAGAATAGGCTTAAGATAATGAATGACTTAGGCGTAGAGTCTAAGAGAAGATTAGAGGAGATAAATAAACAGTTAGAGAAGGATAGAAAGAAACTAGCTATCATTAAGAAAGATCTTGAGTCTATCTATACAATGAAAGAGGGAGGTTCTAGAATAAAACTAACATATTCTAAGGCACAAAAGAATTTTACTAGAGCTATAAATAACTATACTGCTATGCAACAGGATACGCAAGATCGTATCACAGAGTTAGAAAGAGAGCAAGAAGAGCTTGATTTAAACACTTCATACTTTGAAGCATTTGAAGTAGATCTATTAGACCTACCAGGAAACACTAAAGAGTTTTTAAAAGAATTAAAAGATCAACTATCTTTACTAGAACAAAATGGTAAAGCTGTAAACAACGAAATAAAAGCTAATAACAAATTACTAGACTCTATAAAGAAAGCTACTAAGAAGGCAGCTAAGTTACTTAAGAGTGCTTTAGAAACTACATATGTATATGATGAAGATTATGGTGATTATTTAAAAGATCTTTTAGAAAAGTCTGTGACTGGAGAAGACTTATTAAATACATGGCCTTTATTAAAACAAGAACTAGCTAACTTTAATCTTACTAACGACATACAAAAAGAAACTAATGTTTCTGAGAGAGATGTGTTTGATGCATTAGAAAGTCGTAAAGAATTAGAAGCTACATTAGAGAGTCTAAGAAAAGAGTATGTAGCTAAGAAAGTTATTGTAGATAGATTCCAAAGAGTAATGGATGAGTATGTTGTAGAAAAACAAAATCAAGATAAGATTGCTAATAATACTAAGTTGCTAGCAGACTTACAACAAACTGCAAATACTGGTCCTGTAACAGATGCAGAACCAAAATCATTTGATCCTATTTCTAAAAAGTCTAATGACGTAATACCAAGAGCTAGTGTAGGTGAACCTACAGGCCCAATACAGGATCATCAAGTTAGAGCTAATACATTTGGAGTAAACTTAAATAAGTTTGCGAATAGAAAGAATATTCGTGCTATATATTTAACACTTAAGACCCAAGACCAAAAATTAGATGGGGTTGTACAAAGAATACTTGATAATGGTAGTCCAGAACTTATGGAAAAGTTTGGAGATTCTATTATTGTTATGGTGATGATAGATACAGCTGGTAACTTAGTAGGAGTTGATGGTCAACCTATACCTAACACTAAGAATCAACTAGACAATGCTATCTATCAAACTATACCTGAATCATCTCTTACAAACACTAAAGGTAGTTTGTTTAGAGTAGAGGATAGCGAAACAGCTGCAATTAAAAAACAGTTTGGTGTCTTTAGAAAAGGTATTCTAGACAGGAATATGGTAGGTGTACCATTTAATATAGAAGCATCTTTTGGTATACCTCAATATGAACAAGACTCTAATGGAAATAATGTCTTAGGAACTACATCTGTAGTAGAAGCAGACTTAATTAGTGAAACGGATTTATCTAAAACTAATGTAATATTTATTCCTACGACTAACAAGAATATATTTAAAGGTACAGTTACGTACTCTCAACCTTTTGGTAGTGTATTTTTAGATCTACCTAATGGATATGTTAAGTTAAGAAATAGAAAACATACTACACAAGAAGCAGAAGCTATATATGATTCTTTACATGCACTCTCTAAAGAGATAGTAGATTTAGATAAAGGAGCAACTAGTGATACATCAGTTCGATTATTTAACTTTTTAAAAGGTGTAACTTATTGGGGAATTCCTGTAGACACTAATGGTAATAGAAAAGCAACAGGACAAAATAGTGTGTTCTTTGAAAGAGAAATTGGTGAATCAATATCAGGAATAAATTTTACTAAGTTATCATTAAAAATGGGAGCATTTCCATCAGTGGATTTTAACCCTGTTTCTATATCAAAGAATAAAGAATTTATTATTGAGACGTTGGGCCAGATGTATAATAACATCGATAACTCTAATCTAAAAAACATAGACCAGTCCTTTGAGCAAATAACAAAAATAAATGAGAACGGTACAATAGAATCAATAACGTGGCCTAATTACCAAACCTATCTATTATCTAAAAACATACCAGGAGGAGGTACAAGACAAGATTTTCAACTTCCTTTACATACTACAATGAAACCTGTGGTAGAAGGTAGTGATGAGGTTAACAGAAGGGGTGTATATTTTGTAAATGAAGATAGTGCTGAAGATTTTATATCCGAAGTGGTGCCACCAAAGTCAACAAGAATTCAAGTAATAAGTCCAAAAGGACCAGCTGCGCCAACACAACAAACTAGTGAGGTTAGTTTAAATAAACAATCATCTTTAAGTACTATAGTTTCTTCATGGTTACAAACAGAGGAAGGTTCTTTAGACAACCAAACTGCAGAAGAATCAGCATCTAAGTTTGCTTTAATCTACAACAGAAAAAACCCTGTAACAGGTGAAGACAATAGATCAGTAGCTGAGATTATAGAAGGCAACAAAAGCTTAACACCTGGTCAAAGAAAAGATAACGCAGGTCAAGTAGGTACAGATCTATTTAACACAATTGCTCAAGGCATGAGTGTTAGAGAAACTATATTGAATGAAATTAAAAATCAAACTTTATCTTTAAAACCAACACCACAAACTAGTGAGGTTGAAGTTGTATTAGATAACAAACAAACTAATACCTTTACCAGTCCTAAAGGCAAAAAGATTTTGTTTAAAGCTTCTCCAAGTACTACTGCTCAAAACTATAAGGAAAAGGGACAGATTTCAGTTATGATGAATGATGACTTGAAACAATTACTTGCAGAAAATCCTGATGCTGCAACACAAGAAAAAATAAAGAAAAGTATAAAGTATGAGATCTATAATTATATAGCACCTGAGTTAGCTAAATTAAAAGAACAGGATGCAGAGGATGAAATGCAAATGACTCCTGAGATGTTTGATCAGATCATGGCTGCAAGAAAACAAAAAGGTAAATCATCTCCAAGTAGTGATGTGCTAAACGCTTTAAAGAATGGACGTAATAATCAGAACAATGAAGTTCTACGTGAGGTTGTTACTGAGTCTATAGAGGGAATGAGTGAGGAGAACTGGAAAGATGCAAGAGCATGGATGTCTAAGAATTTACCTGGTGTTAGTTTCAATAGAGTTAAGAATATAATAAAAACTAAAGATGGAAAAAAAGCATGGGGATTCTTTGAAAACAATAGTATATATGTATATGAAAATGCAGAAGTAGGTACAGTTTACCATGAAGCATTTGAAGCTGTCTTTGCACAATTCTTATCTCCACAAGAAAAGGAAAAACTATTTAATGAATTTACATCTCGCAAAGGAACTTTTGTAGACAGACCTACAGGAAGAACAGTAAAATATTCTCAAGCTACGAGAGATGAAATGAGAGAACAGTTAGCAGAAGACTTTAGAGATTATATACAAGACAAGAAAAAACCAGAAGGTGGTTTCTTTTCTAGAGTATTTAAACAATTAAAGGATCTTATTGAAAAATGGTTTCTTAGTCCACAGTCACAAACTTATAGTAATGAATTGTTTGACAAGATTGATGGAGGTGGCTTTGTGTCTTTGGATTACCTTCCTCTTTTACCTTTTGGGTTATTTAATTCTTATGATACTGTTGACTTTGCAACACCAGGAACTAGTGCTGTATTTAGAGTAGAAACAGGTCTTAGTGATGTGCAAGTACATGATACGATTGAGCACATGACATATCTTACACTGAGAAATATAATTGCAAATAACGAAAGTTTATTCTCAGTACCAGAACTTAATCAAACAGAGTTATATAGTAGATTAAAAGGTGAGGTTCTTGCTTCTGTAGGACAGGTGGCCCAACAGTATAAAGACATTCGTCCTCAGTTTGAAAAGTCAACTGGAGGTCAATTACAAGAAATAGATAATAAAATAGATGAGACTGTAGATCTAATGCAAAGAATAGATGACTCATGGACTTATCTTACTAAAAAGCATAAAGAATATATACTATCTTTTGGGATTACTTTTGATGAAGCTGATCAGTTACAACTAGAAGAAGATAGATCTAATAAAGGGTATAATTCTGATGCTACAAAAATAGATAACTTTAAAAAGACTGGAGCAGCAGTAAAATTATTACTAGCTACTGTTCCAGTAGTTACAGTTAATGAAAATGCAGATGTAAGATTTAGTCCTAGCACTATAAACGGTGTTAAGCTTCTTCCTGTTACACAAACATTTATTACTGTTTTAGAAAATGTTTCTAATGCTACTAGCATGGAGAACATGTTAGAGAAGTTAAGGGATGTTGCTCTTAATGATCCTAATTACTTATCTTTATATAAACGTCTTAGTGGAAGAGGTGCTAATGAAGGTGCAGTTAGTCTTGACAATATTACTGAAAGACATCAGTTAACCTTACTAGCAGCATTGTTTAAAACATTTAAAAAACAAAATCCTATTGTTAAAATAGTAAATGTATTAGAGAATGGAGAAACTGTAGTTTCTGAAGCTAATTTATCTACAGCATCTCGTCAGATGTCTCAACAGTATCTAAACTCTATTGTTACTACATCTAAGAGAGGTAATGGAATATTTAAGCAAGTGGGTGGAGTATTTAATCCAGACACTAAAAAGTTATCTAAATATCCTTTAAATACTTTGCAGAACATGTTTAATTTCTTAGGAGGATTAGGCATACCTTTTAATGCAAAAGAGTACAATAATTTTGATGTAGGTCAAAAGAAAAGATTTGCATCAGCTGTTAATGGAATAAAGAAAAGTATTGAACAATCAAAAGATATTAAATTCTTTTCTACTAAATCATTAAACTTTGCTGGACAGATATTAAATTTAGCTACATTAAAAGTTATAGCTACTAACCCAGAGGTATCTAGTACATACTTTAATATAGATGGTGAGAGAGTTCAAACTTATATTGGAACTAATGCTGCATCTGAAGTACATAACTTTATGACATCTGTAGGAAATAAGCAAGAACTAGGAGATACTCCTTATTCTTATTTATTAACTGATGTATTCGCACAAAACTCTACTATAATAGAAAGAATATATGATGCAGAAGGTAACCTAAGAACAGATAAAGTAAATTTATTTAAGCCAGGATATGCTGGAGGAATACTCAATGGACAAAAAGGTACTGCAAAGGGATCATCTCAGTTACAATTTCCTGATAGACTACGACAAGAATTAAATCAAAACATAAATGGTCAATATCTAAACCTTGTTCCTGGAGATTCTTCTTTAGAGCATACGTTAGAAATGGGCAATCCTATTACTGAAAGAGACATAGTAAGTGGAGGTGCAGTATTAAACACTGTAATGAAAGGTTATTTTCTTTCTGAAGTAGAATTAGCTAGAGAAAAACGTGATATAGTTGAGATAGATAATAGACAAACTTCTGACTTAAGATTCTTTAAAGAGATATTAGGAGAAGAATTGCATGAAGAGATAAGACAAAATGTTTTAGATCCTGCTTTAACAGCAGAACAAGTTTATGAACTCAGTGTAGATAAAATTATAGATGCTACTTCTTCTTATATACAAAGAAATAAAAATCAATATGCTACTTTTTTATTAAAGTACGGAGTTATACAACAAGCTGAAAATGAGCAATCAGGAGAACTTACAGATAGGTATACTGCATCAGGTGTAGAAGGTATGACAAATATGACTATACAAGAAATGGACAGAAAACTTCTTGTGCAGGAGATTAATTATATCATTTCTAACATAGAGATGCATAAAATACTATATGGAGATCCTTATGGATATAAAGATGAACTTAAACGTATTAAAAGTTTCTTATCTCCTAGACAAGCTATAGTTAACAACTCTCCACAATGGAACAATAGAGCAAATGAAATATGGAATAGAGGATTAGAAATAGATACTGTAGGTTATACTAAGTTTACTAGAGATTACTTTCGAACTGTAACAGGAGGAGATGTAAAAGGAGTAATAGATATACCTAATTATAAAGCATATACAGAGACTGATGGTGGAGGAATAATTTCTATAAAAGCTTATCGTAACTTTAGAATTAGAACTGCAGACTGGAATGATGCACAAGAGAGTCAATATAGATATGATATAGCTTGGTACAAAAGACACAAGAGTTTACCACTTTCAAAATCAGAAAAAGATCTTTTAAAAGAAGGTAACCCTCAAGTACAGAGTACATACGTAACTCTTAAACCTATTGTTTCTGGTGCTAAACTAGATAAAGACGGTAGTGTATCTGCTAATAATAATGTAGTGCTAGATAAATATGCATTATATCCTCTTTCATACAGAGTGATGCATGAAATAAATCCTACATCTAATACTCTTAAGTTATATGATAAGATGCAAAAAGAAGATATAGATTATCTGGTCTTTGAGTCTGGTAGAAAAGTAGGAGCAGAAGGTATACATGATACATATAATGATGATGGTGAGTTTAATAATGCAGAATATGAAAGTGTTATAAATATACCGTTTAATATTATAAGTCTGCAATCAGAAGTACCTTCTAAGGAAGATGGAAGAGTAACACGTGCAAGTCAAATTACTAAACTTATAACTCTAGATTACTTAGATAATGGTATGCCTATAGATTATAAAGGTGCACTTGATCAGTGGTTAACTTTAACTGAAGAACAAAAACAAAAAGCATCAGTTATATATGCAGAGATTCAGAATAACACAAAGCTCTTAGATGAGATGACCAAGGAAGGTCTTAATGTTATGATGAAAAAACTTGGTATTACCAGAGTAGGTAACGCATATAAAGTTACTGATTTGGCTCCAGCTGCTAAAACATTACGTGAGGAATTATTTAAAAGAGAGACTAATGATAATATAAGTGATGCTCTAGATGGATTTTTAATGGGAGATGCAGTTCTAGAAGCTACCCAATCATATAATCAGATTAGAAATATATTATATTCTATAGTACAGAAAAGTATTGTACGTCCTAAGATAAACGGTGGACAGAAAGTGCAGATACCTTCAGCATTATTTGAGTCTACTCGTACAAAAAAAACCACTATTAATGGTAAGATAGGTTATACTTCTGAGGTACTTAAGTTTTACAATAACTCAAAGGGAGAAAACGTAATGGAAGTTATGGTGGGTCGTTGGTTTGGTAGTAGCTTATCTGATGAGGCACTTCTAGAATACCTAAACAATACTGAGGAAGGTCAAAAGATATTACGTGGTGTAGCTTTCCGTATACCTACACAGAAACAAAACTCTATTGATGCTATAAAGATAAAGCAATTCTTACCAAAAGAATTTGGGGATAATGTTGTTGTACCTGCTGCTCTAGTAGAGAAGGTGGGATCGGATTTTGATATTGATAAACTTTTCATGTATCTTAAAAATGTAACATACATTAATAATGAGTTACAGTTAATTCCATTTTATGGATATGGTGAACAATCCAAGAAAAGATTTGGAGAGTTATTTGATGCAGGTTCACTTCTTAATAAAGCTCAGCAAAAAGAATTACAAGCTCAAATAGATTTGTTTGAATCTGGAGAACTTGAAGGTGATTTAATTGAAGCTATATTTGGAGAAACCTTTGACAATCAGGATGTTATTGATGATTACATATTAGAACTTAAAGACAAAGGTATACGTCAGACTGTAATAGATAGAATGTATATGAGATCTTTAGAGAATGAATTTATTCAGTCTACAGAGAATCTTATAACCTTTCCAGAAAACTATGAAAGATTAACTGTTCCAAATGACGCTAGTCAATTAGAAGAATTATCTAAAGAGATTGTAGACAAGACAAAAGAATCAGCATTTAACTATCGTAACGTTGGTAACTTACTAAATAGAAGATTTATGGCTAGGTTACGTAATGCTTTTGTACAAGGTAAAAGAGGTATTGGTATTGCTGCAGTGAATCAAACTAACTTAGCACTTAACCAACATTCTCCAGTATTTGTAGAACTAAATAGTATAAAGTTTAGAAGAAAAAATACTGTAAACATACCTGATAACGGTGAGATGATAAGTCTTTCTGGTGTCAAAAATAAAGCTGAAGATTATATATCAGACATAAATGGACAAGTGATAGATGGCATGGTAGATATATCAGCAGGTCCATGGATTATAGAGTTAGGAATTACACCTGCTACAGCTTCTACATGGTTGTACTTAATTAAGGCTGGTGTACCAATAGATTCTGTAGCATACTTTATGAACCAACCTATCATTATTGACTATTTAAACAAGATAGAAGAGAGTGGTTATACATGGTTATTTATAGAGGACTTTGCTAATGAGCTTAAAGAAAATAAATATGACAGCCCAAGTAACTTAACATCTGCTGAAAAACAACTTCTTCCTGATTCAAATGCATTACGTTCACAACTTGGTAAGACTACCTTTAGTAATAAAGATGCTGCATATCAAAGACTTATATTAGATGAGTTTTTAAACTACGCAAAGCAAGCTCAAGATCTATTTGAAGTAACACAAGGTACGAATTGGGATACCTCTACATTTAATGACCCTCTACTCATCTTTAAAAAAGAAGAACAATATTTAAATGCATTACAGAAACCCATATTTAGTTATGTAGATGGAAAAGTAATTCCAGCTGCTGAAGCTTTAGTACAAACCACTTTCTTAAAAGAAACTATATTGTCTCTTACACAAGCAAGAAATGGCATAGCTAACTTTCTTACATCAGATCAAGACAGGAGTAGAACAATCTTGCAAAAGGTTTTACGTCCATACATTAATAGATCAGATAGAGATTTTATTAAAATTAGTAGAGCTGCAACAAATAGTTTCTTTGATTATGCAGTTCAGACAGATCAAAATTTAAACATGTTTCTAAAGTCTTTACTGATAGACAAAGATGGAATAGCTTTTCAAGTAGACAAGTTTGTCGAAGATGTATTAGGAAACCCTAACCATCCTTTATATGAAAACCAAGTAGTGCGACTATTGGAAAGTGATCCTAATAAACGTGTTGGGGATGTTGCTAATAATATAAAGTTAAGAAACAATGATAGAAAAGTTTATGAACAGAACTCTATTATATATGCTTTCCGCCAACTTAAAGAAGAATTAGGTGATGGAAGTAATCTATATAGTAATATTTTAATAAGTTCTATACTACAGTCAGGTTTAAATAATTCTCCTATATCATTTACATCTTTGTTACCTTATGAAGACTTCCAAAAAATATACAATCAAACATTGTCTACCTTAGAAAAAAACCCTAACTTGAACGACTTCTATGAACTAGGTATGTTCGAGAGAAATAATTGGTCTGCTGGAAGTGGAATTGTTCCATCAAAGAAGGCTCCTTGGATACAAACAGATCAAGGTAAAAGATACAATCCAGCAATGTTATACCTTCCTAAAAACATTAAAGCAAGTACAGCTACAAAAGCTATACCTCAATTAGTAACAATTGGTACAGGGACTAGGGAAGGACAATCAGACTATATAACATATAGTTGGAACAGTGGAAGTTATGATGCTAAACAAAGAAAAGAAATGGCTTCTAAAGGAGACTTCTCATTTATTAATAAAGCTTTATTTAAGAAGATAAAGAGTGGAGATGAAGGTTTTATTCATTCTTACAAACAGAAAAAAACTGGTAAACTTATGGAATATTTTGTATACAAACATATAAATGCACTAGGAGATTCTTATAGAGCTCAAGAATATTACATAAATGCTAAGCCTTCTGTATTTGATAATGGTTTATTAAAAGCAGAAGAGAAACAAGATGTTACTATAATAGAAGCATGGAAAGGAAAAGCTGCTGTAAGGCCAGTTGCTCAAAAGAATGACACATCAGACAGTAACCAATTAGTTACTAAAACAGGTGCAGTCTATAAATTAAGTTTGTCAAATGCTACGTACAGTGAAGCTGCTATTAATACAGTGCTATTAACAGAGCTAGGGTATACAGAAGAACAAGCAGGTGAGATATTTGAAGAAATTTGTAAAATATAAGAAATGGCGACATGTCCTAATATAAATTTACCAGAGTGGAAAGAGCTGGTTGCTGCCCAAGGTAAAGCAAGAGCATACTTTCTATGGAATGAGTATAGTGGTGATGTTCCTGGACAGGAATACACTGGTGTAGCAGGTGTTGAATCTATTTCCCCTAAAGTAAAACAACTTATAGCTAAAATGGGTGTAGACATTCTAGACCTACAAACTTATGCAGAGCAAAATCCTGATATAGATATTAGTGGTGCTTATGCTATTGCAGATGCTGTTGGAAAGATGATTGCTATAAGTGAAGGGTCTACAGATGTAGAGGTGACAGAAGAGATAGTGCACATTGCCACTCAAATAATAGAAGAAAAGAATCCTGGTTTAGTTACAGAAATGATATCTAAAATAGGTAGATTTAAAATATATAAGGACACATTAAAACAGTATAGGAACATTCCAGCTTATCAATTAGAAGATGGAAGACCTAATATTAGAAAGATAAAAAAAGAAGCTGCAGATAAACTAATTACTCAATTAGTCTCTAGTAGTCTAACTGAAACCGAAATCTCTGAAGAGTTGTTAGAAGAAGAGAATGCTTCTATATTTAGAAGAATTTGGAATGATATAACTGACTGGTTCAAAGGACAGTATGCAAAATCTAATTTAAATATATTTCAAACAGCAGCTGATCAAGTTGTTGAAGGGGTAGAGGGAAGTTTAATTGATGGTACACCTAGAGAGATATACTTTTCTGTAACAGATGCTCAAAAGAATATACAGAGAGAACTATTAGAAACTCAGAAAATTCTTAGAAGTGTTCCTGTGGTAAAAGAGAACTCTAATCCTTTACTAGGTGATGAGATAAGTAATGAATATGAATTGTATGTAGACGGTGAATGGAAAAAGAATCCAAAAAGAGTAACAGACCAAGTAAAAAAATACTATTTAGAAAAGTTTAAAAATAAACCACCGTTTACCAAAGAAGAGGATAGAGATAATGAGTTTAAAAAACAACTTGGTATAGAGTTTCATGATTACTTTCAAGAGATTCATTCTAGATACTTTAATGAAGATGGCACAAGAAGAGAAGTTTCTAAACCTCGTCCTGTAATAGAAGATTCTAAAAAGGCTGTAGTCTATGCAAAGTTAGAAACATACTATACAAATCTTGTTGCAGAATATTCTAAAGATGGAAAGACTCCTCTCGTATTTTCTGAGATAAAAGTATATAATAAAAAAGAAAAGGAAGCTGGTACGATTGATCTTCTTATCATAGATGAAAATGGTAAGGCTAATATATATGATTGGAAGTTTATGAGTATGTCTAAAACAGCTGAAGATGTATCTAATTACAAACAAGGTGCATTTGGTATACAGCTTAGGTCATACAAAAATATATTACAGCAAGACTACGGAGTTAAAGAGATAGGAAAAAATAGAGCTGTTCCTATTTCTCTTGAATTGAAAAGAGAAAACTTTCAAGACAGTAAGTCTCCTTTAACTTTTACTGGTATAGGTATAGGTAGTGTAAACCCTACTGAAATAGAACCACTCTACTATACCCCTGTATCAGAAAAATCAGAGAAAACAGGATTTGAAGAATTAGACGACCTTATATCTAAACTAAATGCTGTATACGGTCAGATAAGTAAAACAATACCCAATGACGAACTGTCAAAAAACAGTAAGAAAAATAGACTTGGGATTCTTAAACAGGCAATACGTCAAGCTCAGGCTAATGAAAACATCACTCCTACTATAGATGCTTTAAGAGTAATACAAACTGAAGGAGAAAATATTATAGCTGAGTATAAAACTATATATGAAGGAAGACCTGCACAATCAACAGACTTCGAAAATTCACAACTTTCAGACTTCTCTAATAGAATAGATAACTATAAAGAACAAGCAAGTGCATTCAGTAAAATAAATGAAGAACTGTCTCCAATACTTCAAGCTGCTCAAAGTATTTCTAAAGAAGATAAGGCACGCATTCAAATTGACATAGATGCAAAAGCTCGTATGTTAAATATAAATGTTTCTGAGATAGAAAAAATAAGTGGTGAATTTATAGACAAGTTTGTAGGACTAAGAAATAATGAAACAGGACTATTAGAACCCCAAGCTTTATTGAGAGGGCTTAAGGCAAGGTTCCGAAGTTTATCAGAGTTACCTCTGCCTTCACTAAGGATACTATCTAGACTAGCTAGAATAGCACAGTCAAAAGGACAAACTAAGTCATTAGAAGATGTTAATAAACTTTTAGAAATTAGAGATAAGATTAAGGAAAAAGGTGGTAATTTATTAAATACTGTAAATCCCTTATATCAAAAAGATAAAAAAGGAAGATTAGTAAATAAACTTGTATACAAATATTCTAAAGACTTCTATGACGCTGTTAAGGATAACGCTCAAGAAGGAAATAGAAGTAAAGCGTGGTTACAGGACAATGTAGACTTATCAGCATATAAGTTAGAAGCTGATAAAATGATTCAGAAACAGTTAGCTAGCAATAAAGAAGGATATGAAGATGAAGAATTAAGAAAGGAACTTGATCTGAAAGCTAAACGCATGTATGATGTGACTAGAAATGACTTTACTGGATGGGATAACTACATAATAAAAAGACACCCTTTGTCTAAATGGGAGTCAGTTGAATATCTTAATATTAAAAAAGATAAGGATCTACTTGAGTTATATAATTTTACTCAAAAAATGAATGACGAAGCTGAAAAGATGGGTTATCTTCAAGGAAAAATTGCTAGCACATTCTTACCTTTTGTTCGTAAAGGAACAGCAGAATCTCTTTCCTGGGAAAATGGTTTAAGTGTTTTACAAAACTTTGGAAAATCATTAACCAGAAGAGCAGATGATATAGGATATGGATCTATAAATGAGATTACAGGTGAAACAGAAAATGGTATACCTAAATACTATACTAGTGATTTTAGTAGAACTGAAGACCCTGAAGTAAATGACATGACTGATGTATCATTAGAATTCTTTAAAAATCAAATACTTTATATTCAACAGATGAATAAGTATAAGTACATGAAGGAAATTGAAGGACAGATAAATCTAGTTAGAACTATAGTACAAGCAAAAGATCATTACAAAACTAGTCCTAATTCCAAAGTGATAAGTGAAGGGGGAGAACCTGTAGTTGAAAAAGGTAATAAAAACAATGCAAAGATTTTTGACTTGTTTATGGAAACAATTATGTATGATAACGCATTTCCAGATGATAGTGAAGATTTTGGTATACCTACTGGGAAAATAAGAAAAGGTATAAATAGTGTTTGGACGCAAATGACAGGTAAACCTTTGTTTAAAGAAGGTGAGAAAGGAACTAACTATTCTATTGTTAAGAGTATGCAAGTTTTAAATAATGCTTTTCAAATGAAAACATTAGGATTAGAACCTATCTCTGGTGCGGTAAGTCTTTTTGGTGCAAACATTCAAGTAGCAGCACAGTCAGGTAACTACTTTAATTTTAGAGAGTACGTTAAGAATGAATTAAAAGTTTTAGGAAACTGGAGTAGAAAAAAAAGTGGTGTAGAAACAAAACAAATGAAAGTTTTTGAGCAACTAACTGACTTGTTTATGCCGCTTAAAGATAGTCCTATATATGAAAAGTTAAAGACGTCTGGTGTAAACCTATCTACAAGACTTGACATGGAAGCAGGTGATACATTGTTTGCATTTTTCAGACAACCAGAAATAGTCTTAGAAAAAGGATTGTTCATGACTCTTTTAGATAACACAATGGTTATTGATGGAAAGCTAATAAACATACCTGAGTTTGTAAGAAATAAATATAAAAATAGATACAACAACGCTGAAACATTTAGTAACATTAAAGGTGATATAGAATCTGAAATACAAGATCTTAAAAAGAATAAATCCATAACTAGCACTTCTAAACTAGGAGAGAATGGTAAAGTAGAAGTTCCAGGTTTAAATTTAAATGACAGGAAAGAATTACAACGTATTACAGACCTCACAAGAACTTTAGCTAGAAATGCTACAGGTGGCTTTACAGACTTTGATAGTATTAAAATGAACATGAACATCTGGACTAAGTCTATGATGGTATTTAAAGGGTGGATACCTAAACTTGTAGACACAAGGTTTAGTGAGTTTAGAAAAGTGGGAGATGACTTTAATGTAAGAGTTGATGAAAATGGAATTCTTACTGGAGAGAAATATGATATTGGTAGAATAAGACTGTTCGTTGGTAATTTTCTGTCAGTTAATATATTAAAAAGTATAAGAGAGCTTCGATCAATAGGAGCAGTGGGAGGTACTTTAAACGATGAAGGTTTAGAAAAGTTAGATAAGATGTTTGAATACTACTCTACTTTCTATAAAGAAACTACTGGTAAACCTTTCAACATGTCTAGAGAAGATTTTATAGACATGGTTAGAACTAATACTAGAAAACAATTACAAGAACTTCTTTTGTTAGTAGGATTAAATCTAATGCTATTTGCAGTAGGGTTTATGGAACCAGACGAAGATGATAGAGCTTCAAAAAACTGGTTCTATTTTCAAGAGAAAACTCTTAGAAGATTTCAACAAGAGCTTATGTTCTTTTATAACCCCTCAGAGTGGAGTGCTACTCTTGAAGGTGGTCTTTTCCCTTCTCTTTCATTACTAAGTGAGATGGAAAAATTCATTACCCAATCTACTAAAGAAATTACAGGATATGATTACAGTGATCCAAATAAATCTGAACAGGACGTAAGAAGAGATGCTGTTCCTGTAAAGTATTTTATGAAACTATTACCTGTAACTAAATCTTTAGTACAGTGGTTATCAATATTTGATATCGGCTTTGCTGAAGAAATGGATGTAACAATAAATGCACGTCCAAGATAAAATAAAAAACACGATTGCTATATTACACTAAGTAATTTTAATAGCAATAATTAAAAATTAAAAATAATAGCTTAAATTCGTAAATTATGAGAACCGCTGAAACTTGCCCAACTTGCTCCACTTTTCAAGATGCTACATGTATCTTGTATACTGGGGTATATCTACCTAATATTGATGCTAATCCAGGAACTGATCTGAATATTATATTAGAAGGTATAAATACAAATCTAGTACCTTTAACAGGAACAGGAGCTCCTGACGCACCTTCTTCTAATCCTCCTACAAATATAAATTCTCCTGCACCTTATGTGGGGCAGATTTATATTGATAATGCTTCAAGTTTGGTATACTATGCAGCCACTTCAGGAACTGCAGATGATTATGACATACTTATAACAGCACCTAAAACAGGAGCACCTGAATACTCTAACAATGCTGCAGCTGTGTTTGCAGGATTATCTATAGGTCAGATATATAGAACAGGAGACTTTCTTAAAATAGTACATTTATAAATAACAACATTCCAGATGAGTAAATTAATTTGTGTAGCGGATCCATGTCCAATCAGATTAAGTAGTGCCTGCGTATTTTACGAAGGACCTATCTTAGTTTGCGCTGGTGTCAATACAAACATGACTGTAGAGGAAGCTCTTCAGCATATAAACGATGCCTTGTGTTCAGGAGCTGGAGTAGATGGCACAAGTGGTTCTTCTGGTACTTCTGGTACTTCAGGTACAACTGGTACATCTGGAACGTCTGCTACATCTGGAACTTCAGGTACCACAGGAACTAGTGGAACATCTGGTTCAAGTGGAACATCTGCTACATCTGGTACATCTGGAACAACAGGTACAAGTGGTACAACTGGTACAAGTGGTACAACTGGTACTTCTGGTACAACTGGGACAAGTGGAACAACTGGGACAAGTGGAACCTCTGGTACCTCTGGTACCTCTGGTTCTAGTGGGTCAAGTGGAAGTAGTGGGTCTTCTGGTACAACAGGAACCAGTGGAACAACAGGTTCGTCAGGCAGTAGCGGTACAAGTGGAACAAGTGGAACCTCTGGTACCTCTGGTACTAGTGGAGATCAAGGAGATAAATATAAGACATGTATTACGGAAACATCATTTACATTAGGTAATACTGTAGATGAGTGTTTAACTGTAGATACTGGTCTTGCTTATACTGCAGGTCAGTCTATTGTTATTGCTCATGATGTAAATAATTATCAAGAATGTGATGTTGTGTCGTATGATTCAACAACAGGAGTTTTATGTTTTACAGTACCATTTAATGTTGTAGGTAGTGGAACATACACTACTTGGTGTTGTAATTTAGACGGTGCTACAGGTGGTGATGGATCACATGGTACAAGTGGAACTAGCGGCACAACTGGTAGTTCTGGAAGCTCAGGCACAACTGGGACTAGTGGTACAAGTGGTACAACAGGTACGAGTGGTACAACAGGTACAAGCGGTAGCTCTGGTACTAGTGGAACCTCTGGCTCAGCTGGTACGTCAGGTTCAGCTGGTACTAGTGGAACTACAGGAACATCAGGTACAACAGGGACTAGTGGAAGTTCTGGTACAACAGGAACTAGTGGAACCAGTGGTTCAGCTGGCACAAGTGGTACATCTGGAAGCAGTGGAACTACAGGAACTAGTGGTAGTGCAGGGTCGTCTGGTACATCTGGCACATCTGGTACAAGTGGAACAACAGGAACCAGTGGAAGTACTGGTACTTCTGGAACAGCAGGAACTAGTGGTATTAATGGATCTTCTGGTGCATCAATAGCAAACTGGTATGCAATGTTTAGTGACAACACAACTCAAACCCTTGCAGCAGCAAATGTTCCAACAGCAGTTTTATTTAATACAATAGAATTATCTAACGGTATAGCTTTAGATTTTGGTCAACAAATTAGATATCCATATGCAGGAGTATATGAAGTTGGATATTCTTTACAGTTTGAAAAAACAGCAGGAGTAGGTCATACAGAAATTGATGTGTGGTTACAGAAAAATGGTACAGACCTTGTAAGAAAAGATAGGATTCAATCCTTACATCACAATGATGCAATACATACACCATATACACAATTTATAATAGAATTAGAAGCAGGTGACTATTTAGAAGTATATTTTGCTTCAAATAATGCTAACACTAGACTTGATGCATTTCCTAATTCAATCACTCCTTTTCAAAAACCTGCAGCACCTTCAGCAATCTTTAATACTGTACAAGTAGGTATATCAGTAGGTATGACATCAGGCACTAGTGGTACTTCTGGTACCTCAGGGACAAGTGGTTCTTCTGGAACTAAAGGAACTTCTGGTACCTCTGGTAGCAGTGGTATAGATGGTACGTTTGGTACAAGTGGCACAACTGGGACATCAGGTACTACTGGAACCTCTGGTACTTCAGGGACCTCTGGAACTTCTGGTAGTAGTGGTATAGATGGGACCTCTGGAACTAGTGGGTCAGCTGGTACAAGTGGTTCTTCTGCAACGTCAGGAACAAGAGGAACTAGTGGTACAAGTGGTACATCTGGAAATTCTGGTAGTTCAGGTACATCTGGATCAAGTGGTAACGCAGGTACTAGTGGTACAGCTGGAACCAGTGGGTCTAGTGGAGATGATGGAACAAGTGGTTCTAGTGGCACTGCAGGGTCTAGTGGGTCTAGTGGTGAAACAGGTAGCTCTGGAACAGCTGGTTCAAGTGGTACCAGTGGCACAACCGGTATAGACGGTACAAGTGGATCTAGTGGATCTAGTGGAGACACTGGAAGCTCAGGTACAAGTGGTACCTCAGGAAGTAGTGGATCTTCAGGAAACTCTGGTAGTTCAGGAACCAGTGGTACATCTGGCACGAGTGGATCTAGTGGTAATACTGGTTCTAGTGGAACTAGTGGTACTTCAGGAAGTTCTGGTACAGCAGGTACATCTGGAGCTGACGGTAGTTTTGGTGGTGCATGTTTCGATTATACATTCTCAACTACTGTTCCTAATCCTGCAGCAAATCCTGGTACAGGAAAAGTTCAGTTAAATAATGCTACACAAACTTCAGCTACTAGATTATATATAAGTGAGTTTGATGATGATGGTAACAATATACAATCTTTCCTAGAAAGTATTGATGCATCTACATCTGCAATAAAAGGACACGTAAGATTAGCAGACAAAGACGATTCACGTGACTTTATATTATTTGCAATAGATGAATTAACTGACAATGGATCTTGGTGGACATTAGTAGTAATAAATGAATCTCAAGGTGGTCTTCCTCTTACTAACTTTGAAGATATTACAGCATGTTTTGTATTAACAGGAGATAAAGGAGACCCAGGTGTGGATGGAACATCTGGATCCTCAGGGACTTCAGGTACATCTGGAAGTTCAGGTGATAGTGGAAGTAGTGGTACAAGTGGAACAGCTGGTACAAGTGGCACAAGTGCACAAAATGGAACATCTGGCACCTCTGGAACTAGTGGTAGCTCAGGAACAACTGGCACATCAGGGACTAGTGGTACAACTGGAGAGGATGGAACCTCTGGTACAAGTGGTAGCAGTGGGACATCTGGTACTAGTGGAGAAACAGGGACATCTGGTACTAGTGGAACAAGTGGGAGCTCTGGTGAAGATGGTACAAGTGGATCTTCTGGTACAGCTGGAACTAGTGGATCGAGTGGAACAACAGGTACTTCTGGAACTAGTGGTACATCTGGATCTTCAGGAGATGACGGTAGTTCAGGGACTACTGGAACTAGTGGAACTTCTGGTACATCAGGAACATCAGGAAGTTCAGGAAATAATGGAAGTAATGGAACTAGTGGTACAAGTGGGTCTTCAGGAACTAGTGGAACTTCAGGCAGCAGTGGTACAAGTGGTACCAGTGGCAGCAGTGGTACAAGTGGTACTTCTGGTACAAGTGGTACTTCAGGTTCAAGTGGTAGTTCTGGATCAACCCCTGCAGATCAAGTGTGTGGAACTGGTGTAGCCACAAGAGTTGCATGGTGGGAAAACACTACGTGCATAAGTCATGATGCAGATCTTTATTGGGACAATACTAATAAAAGATTAGGAATTGGCACTGCTGTACCAACAACTCCTTTACATATTGATATAGGCACCAACGACACAGGTATTCTAGTTGAAAGCTCAGATACATATGCACGCATACGGTTAAAAGACCAGTATGGGGAGGGTTCAATAGCTGCTTTATCTTCAAATTTATTATTTAGCACAGCCGCTAACTTTTCTGAAATGATGCGCCTTAATGATAATGGCAACCTTGGAATCGGTCAAACCGGTCCCCAAGAAAGACTCACCGTTAGCCAAGGAACAGGGAACGTTGCTATACAAATACACGCATTCAATGGTTCAGTTGGGACAGAGGCTACTTTAAAATTTAGCACCGCTGCTTCAACAGCCTCACAAGTAAAAGCGGCTATTATAGCCAGAAATACAGCAGGTAGTTTTGGAAGAAGTGACATGCACTTCGCTTTAGATTCTGCAGCAGACGGTAATAACGTCGAGCTTTCAGATACAAAAATGATCATATTAAATGGTGGCAACGTTGGTATTGG